ACTCGTGTCTTGCCACCCCTAAAAACATTTTTTTTATTAAACAATTCAGTAACAGTAACAGTATGACGCGTATGTTACATATGGCTTTTAACTTCGGATTTGTGAGTGGTATAATTTCCTAGTATGCTTCTATGTCCATCTCTACAGGCATCCTTAATTAATATATTGTATTACATTAAATGAATCATCCACAACCTGTAATAATAAAACGAGGTATACAAGTTCCGTCATTATTAGAAAATTTTATAGACTTTGCATTTACAGAAATCGTTAATAACAATGATTTTGGAAGAGCATGTTCTACACGCGGCACTTTGGACACAACTATTACAATCAGATTCCGAAAAGATATTACAAACTCTATTGATAGATTTGTTGATGTAAAGTTAGGTAATAATCACGCTATACGACTTACCGCAAACAATGTTATGACCAGTGATATAAAAAGATTTACAAATATACGGAATAATTCACGCGCTGATCAAAATCTCAAAGTCGCATTCCTTGAAGCATCAAAACACGTTCAGGCCATAGAATGTAGTGGTCTGTATATTGACCATTTACTAGGACCATTAGGTCAGAATCCTGTTTACTTGGGTCTTAAAATGGTCATAGTAGTAAATGACATGCTAAATATGAATCAACGAGGAGTTGATCCACAGATTGCAGAATTTATTACCAAGTTTAATAGTGGGTTTGTAAAATCTGTTGTTAGACACGCTCAAAAACCAAAGGATTTTAATGATGGTTTTAAGATTGCCTGGCATAGAAATTCTAACAGGAATAACGAAGAAAAGGGAATGATAACCACCGGTATGTACATACATAGACCTCAAGGTATACAGTTGGAAAGCGGTGGTATTAGTTTCGCAAAGGATGGAAAAGAGGTTAGACTATTTCCTACACGTGGAACAGTTGTTTCATTTTTGGATCAACACGTTATACATAAAGTTATTCCACTCAAAATGATACCGGGAACGTCTTTACCGGCGAATCATCATGGGTTTCTACAGAGATCAGCAGTTTTCATGTCGTGGCATACTACACAACCACTCATAAACACACATGGTACAAATGTTAATAAACTCATGTTTTCCAAAGCGGGTATAAGTGTTAGATTTAGAGATTTAAAGAAACTATATGTACTATTAAATCAGTACTTTTTATTCGTTCATAAAAAGCACGCAATTCCAAATGGCAAGAATCTGAATTCATTTATTAATACTGCACACCCTAATAAGATAAATGCAGCTTACCGTGGTCATGGATCAAATTCCACAAACTTGGCAAATTATCAAAGAATATTAGCTGAGGGATCATATTCACTTAACACTACAGCACCTGTGGCTGATCTTATTCTGTATAAACAAAGACGTATGGCCAATAATAATACACCACGTACGAAACTCAAAAACTTACGTAGCGTATATATGAATTTGAGAAAAACGTTTGGTAACATTGGCGCAGGTGTAGGACGAACAAATAAACCATCACTTTTTGCTAGACGTGGTGGACGTGTATCTCATACTGTAGCCTCATCTGGGTTTATTAGAAATGTTACAAATGGTCAATAAATCACGGAACGTCCTGCTTCAAGGAGTCTTCAAAATATAAAGAATTTTATAATTTCACAGGATTAAAAGAAGACTAAGAGCTGCAATTCATCCTAATAGAGGTCGCACCAATGAAAATAAAGTAAGAAGGACTGAAATTACACACATATTAACAAATTATTTAGATTAAATCAATTTACAAACTCTTGGTTTTATTTAGTGAAAAGGAGAACCCGCTTTTTCAAACGATTCTCTAAATTCTTTCACGCTCATTTCTTTACGTGGTTTAAACTGTTCACCGTTATCCGACAATCTACGAGCTGGTATTTTGTGTGGTTTTAACTTGTTAGTTTTAAATTCGTCAACGGCTATTTCACTTGTACATACATTACCCATTACTACTATCAAAATTGTATTTTCTAATTTCTAATTTTTCCTAAATAGTTTTGATATTTAGGAAAAATTAGGCGTGTATCAAGAGTCTTGGTGGTAAAACCCAAAACCCGATTAGTTTCCAGAACATTTTGTTTCATTTAGTAAATTAGTAACATGTGTATATATAAAACAATTTTTTAGTTGTTATTTAAATTACCAAATACGTTACGTCTTGTTTTATACCTTTTCTGTTTGTACACATCTCTATTGTTTACATTTCTCTTTTTGAGCATCTCCAAAAGTCTCTTTTTATATACATCGCTATTCCTTGTAGTTCTTACTGATCGTGTATTTCTAGTCTTGATTAAAGAAACAAGTCTTCTCTCTGGTGAATTATCCCCAGTTCTATTTGAGTACTTTTCAGCGGCATACAATACCCGCTTTACCCGATTTTCCAATACTTCAGTCAATCTGTCTATATGCTCTTTCTGTTTTTTAAGAACTGCAATTCTACTTTCCAGTTCATGTTTAATTCTACGCAAATCCATTATTTACTGTATGGCAACATAAAAATAATCAAGTGACTTTAATAATGATAATTATACGAAAGTGTGGTGTATGTAAAGTTGTATTAAAACCTGAAAATATATGTGGAGATGGAATATATCCACCTGATTGTCACGTGTGTTGTGAATTCATGTGTAATAAATGTTGTGTAAAACCAGATAGTAACGATCCGAGTATTTCTTATTGTTTGAAATGTTTTTCTAGTCTTCCTCCTCCGTGAGACTTATCTGGTAAGTACCTGTCGTCACATCGCATTTATTATAAAACACAATTTTACCATCTTCAAGGTATAATATAGCATATGAATCATATTCATCTATACCCTCGTATACTATCTTGTATCCATCAAGCACTATATCAGTATAATAAAAAACATTTTTACCAAAGTAAGGCATCTATAATGAATATACATTTTAATATTCGTATAAATCTACCCATACAGTCTGATTTTCATTAGCTATCCAGTAATTATATCCATTACTGTTTCTCTTAATAGCAATGGATTTTTCACATAGTGCTTCGTCCCACATAATCACCAATCTGGAAGTTTTAATAGAATACATATACCCATCATTACCACATATAGGAGGAGTAATTTTCGAGAGCTCATTGATAAGTGACTCTGGAACCTTGATTTTCCCAATTATTCCAGTCTTGATCCTTGTATCCATATCAAATTTCTTGATTATTTTAATCTGAAGATCCAGTGGAAGGTGGTCCATTTTTGCTAAAGCTTGATTTGTACACCACCTTTTCCTCGTAATCGTACACTTTTAGAGTTGCGAAATGTGTATCAAACACGGCATACCATAGATTGAGCTCATCTAGACCGTCATATATAATCAAGTCACCCTCTATCTTGACGCGTGAATATGTAAATATATCACCAAACTTGGGCATAAATGTTATATTTAAGACTTGTATTGTCTTATGGATACATAAGACATTTTTTATTTAAAATTATGATTAGACATTAAACAATGGAAAAATGGTTTTCTAACATATTCAAATATGAATACTGTCCACAAGCTGGGTTGTACGTGAATGTCACATTAGAAAATAATAAATATAGTTGCGCACAAATATTTCAAAACGGGACGATGGAAGTTTATATTACGGATGATATAGACAAACCGACAAAGACTTTTTTACTAGGAGTTTTGATTGAGTTACCAGTTCACTGAAAGTTTTCAAGTTCCTCGGTGACAATCTCTGCAAGATGACTGGCCATTTTATGAATATCTTCAGATGATTGATCTGGATACTTTACAGCCAAATAAGTTGTGAGGTTTGTGATTAGGAATTGGTCCACCTTGACTGGATGTGGTGGCGCACGGCACATTGGACAGTGTGGATTATTATTTATAGATGTACAAAGAGAGCACTCCATTTTAAATAGAATGTATATATTTAAGTCTTATGACTCCATAAGACATTTTTCAATTGGTTATACCTAGAAATATTAAAAAGAAATACACATAATATATAAATGAAAGAATATTTACTTTTAAATCACATGTACCGCAAAGCAATCCTTACATGTCAAGATGGATACGGTGATGATATAAAGGCCTGTAGAATTGCATGGGAGCAATATGAAGAGCTTAGAACGGCACTTTTACGAAAAAATGAAAAGAAACCTCCACCACCAAAGAAAAATCCAACCGACCTGAATGAATTATCTACTCGTGAATATGATATATAACTTTCACTTGACCAACAGTTGATATCCAGTAAACAAAGCGACACAACAACCCAAGAAATACACCAAATACAATACCAGAAACTGAAATAGACGCATCGTGTTGATGGCTTTTATCCTCTTGATTATTCGGGGTTTCACAAATTTCACTCATTACGTAACATTAAAATGTATTTTTTAAACGAGTACCAATGTGTCCATTACATTCACTATAATTGATACATCATCCACCATAAAAAATTCACGCGTGACTTTGTGATGATCTAGCTCACACAAGAGCACCTTGAGAGCCAGCCTCGCATTCGCAGTTGATACTATGTGATGAATAACAACGTTCGGGTATGCAAACCTATACTTGGACACCAAAAACTTTTCCATTTCGGCTCTAGTTCTGACGTTTATTGATACACCACACTTGTGGGTTACTACCCCAGAACCCGTGATTGCTAGAAGAAATAATTCACTGGTGGATGTTACGATAAGGAGACGCAGTTCGGTCTGACATGGCTCCTACTTTTTTCTCCGGTGAAATTAAAATGGGTCAGTGTTTATCAGCCACAAAGCCTTTGATTGCCGCTGAAGTACGTAATGTCATAATTCCAGAGTTGGTTGAACATGTATTACCAAGACTGGAGGATATAATCAATCAGAAGATTGAAGATGCTCTTGCAGTATCTGCCGAGAAGGCTTCTTAGATTTAAAACGTAAACTAGTTTTGAAATGATGGTCAGCTTTCAATTCATCTACTATCATCTTTTTTACAGTCCATGGTAAATGATTTATACATATGAGGAGTGATTGGATCTTATTCCGTTGTAAAACCTTGAGTTTATGACTGTTTATCCACAACTGTCTAGGGGTTAGTTTCATCCCCTACTATAAGCCCAGATGAAATGGGCCACACGTACCCCTCAAATTCAGGTACGTCAAATGTGTAAAACTCTGGCATTTTTTTATTTAAAGATGCTCTATGTGACAACAAAACTGACTCTTTTCCCCACCAAGGTGGAAATCTAGGATTTTTACAATGAGGTAAAAATTGCATTGTGTTTTTGTACCCTCTACCTATCCATTCCCTAATCATCGCGTTCGTATATGTGGCAAGGGCGCATTCATATCCTTTCCACATACGCGCAGCTGGATGATTTCTCCACCCCTTTGTGATTCCCTGATTAGCGCGCCATATCTGATACGCTTCTACCCTCTGTTTCCCAAGCCGCCTATAGTCAAGTGACTCTGCAATCTCGTCAACGTCCCAATACGTTATAAAAGTATTCACCATTTTTTAAATTTTATGATATTCAATCATCTTATGTGTCTACCTGACAATTTTATTGCCTGCACTTGCCTGCATCATTATCATTATTATACACACAGATGATACGATTGAGCACAGTCCACCTGATACATTATCACATTGATCAATCTGTGGCCTATCAGTGTATTTCATACATACACTTCCTTGGAACATACTGGTGAATAAGGTACAAACGCAACATATCATTAAAAGTAAAAATGGATTCATATTTATACTTTTACAATATTATATTCCAACTAATTTACGAAGAAACTAGAAATTCGTCCAATGCATTATCATCTACATCGTAAAAGGTGAGGTTTCCATCTTCAATACAAAGAACTGCATACTTTCCATTATCGTCTATACCATAGAATACAACCGAGTTTTCCTCGCGGATAAACTCAGAGTGTGTATACGAAAATATGTTATTTCCAAACGTATACGCCATTTTTACTGTTCATAAACTCTTGAATTCTTGACACCCGAAAAAACATTTTTTTATTGTAAAAGATAATTCCATGAAGTGTGGTCATCATTTGCATACCAATAATCAAATAAAAGACCAGGTCTCAAGTAAGACACCATTTTTTCTTGTGTAGCAGAGTCCCATGCTATGATAATAACAAATGACCGCTTTTTCCTCATCTGAATCCTAAACCGTGTACCAACGTCGTGAGAAGGTATATTCATCTCCTCAAGACGTTGGCGAACATCATCGGGTATTGTGAGTTTACCAATAATCCCCATTTTAATCCGACCATCCATATCCAACTTGGATAAAATTTTCAATTCAATGTCACGTGGAAAATCCATGTATTATCTTTTATACAATTACAATATAGGTTACATTATATAATGACACTTTTTTATATAGAATTTTTTAATCGCATAGTAATCTGTTTACGTGTAAGTGGAGATTCCTTCACCAGGATATCAGAAAATTTTTCAGCCATGTCAACATAAATCTCAGATTCTGATGCCAACCTCTGTTTACACTTTTCAGAACCTTCCATATCAGTCTTGTCAAGTTCGTTATGAATCTTTGGTATACCATCTTTTATAAATGTATTTACACATAGTTGTGCACCTTCACCTATAGGTAGAGTCTCTACATGTACACCTGTTTTAATCAAAACTTCTTTTTTGTTCTTGTTCGGTACAACTATATTTTCATTTGACGTGTGTAACACTTTTAACATTTCAGGAGTCATTGGTGATTTCCTATCTATACACTGACCAATTATACCTTTTAGTTCTCCTAAAAGTTTTGTATAGTCACTGGAATTTATTGAATTTATATGAAGATTTACAGTTATACTCTGATCAATTGTACACTTTGAATAATTATTAAAAATATTCTGAATGACCACCTTGGACTCTGCATGCTGATCAGCCAAATGTCTTTTTAAAACTGAATATCTATACTTACCAGACCCTTCAAAATCCAAGTCACATATTGGACATATCGCAGGTGTTTGATTTTTTGTTCTTACCATTACAGTATACAAATGTTATCTTCCTTATTTGGTCTTAAGGGTTGATACATACAAAACACCAGCCATTGATGCAAACATATATGCTGACATGAACATACGAGCACGTCTTGATTTAGGTAAAATGTCACCATATCCAGTAGTTGTAAAGTATAATAAAGCCAGAAACCTTTCTTTTTTATCCTTTGGTAACCCTGATATATCATCATCTGTTGCAAAATTAAATAACACGATTGTACACGCAAATATTACACACAAGTATATATTTTTTATGTCAAGTATGTGTATTAATTACGAGATTTTTTAAACGAAAATAGTATAATCGCTCAATCAACTTATGAATTTCATAAGTTGATTACGAGATTTTTTAAACGAAAATAGTATAATCGCTCAATCAACTTATGAGGTGCGGGGGGATTTAGGAATTTTTAGAAAAACTTTTTGAAAAAAATAGGGGTCTTCAAAGGGTTGACCCCCTAAAATTTAAAACTTTTTTTTTGGTGATTTTTTTTCGAAAATTGATAACCTCAAATTTTAATTGAGTGAGCTATAAAGTGGACGAGGGCGACGACGAGAGTTGTTTTCACATCTTTGGTGAGAGCATATACTGTAATAATTAAGATAATACCAACTGGTCCTGGTCCCATTTTACTATAGTCTACGAAATTATTCACCGCTTAATAGGAAATCCATAGTGACTCTTCTTAGTGACCTTTTTCTGAACAACTGGTGCGATGGGTGGAGCATCCAACATAACCGTTGCTGGCCTCTCGGCTATAAGCTTCTTTGTTGTCTGATTCACAATCTGGATCGTGCGCTTTAGTTTCTCCTCATACGTTTCATCACTTGGTTGTTTCGCCACTGGGGTAGCAACAACCCTTGGTACATGAGTAGGCCCTCTGGACACGATCACTCGCTCTGGGCACGCAACTGCCTTGGCCCGGTCAGCAAAGATTTTGAGCTTGGTAGCCTGACTCATTTTTACTCTTGCATATTTGTATTTCACATCCACTTGGTATTTCAAAAAACATTTTTTTAGTCAAGATAACCAATTATCAATCTTGTATTGAATTGTTGGTGTTTTATCAGTCATATTTTTGTAAAAGTATATGATACCATTTTGGTGATCAACCTTACCAAGGTCAAATACTTCATTATCTTTTACAATCTTGATGTATTGGTAATACCCGGCATAATATTCATACGTAAATATGTCAATGAATTTACGGATGGATACAGTCTTCATGGTGATTATTTACTACTATATTTTGATCATCTTGATATTTTAAAAAACATTTTTTATATACCCAAATCAACCAAGAGTTTATCAACCTTGACCATATACTTTTTATGTCTGTAAATATTCAAGATGTGTTTTGCAATTATATATTTACGTATACTAGTCTCTAGTGCGGGTATATATTCTCTGAACGGTTTGGGACCAATAGTATAATCTGTGTAATCTTTACGCTCAATACACAATTTTACCCGATCAATATCATCGTGAATATTACCGGTGGGTGACAACCGACGACTGCGAACTGTATTAATAAAAGTAATATTCATTTATATAAACCAACTTTGTATACTATACGTCTTGTCAATCTACCAAACACTTTTTCTACGACTCAAAAAACTGGTGCGTGCTTAATAACTGGTTTCAACTTCTTGGGTTTTACACCACAATACTTGTCAAAAATATCATCCAAAATCTTTTGATTCTTGTCACTATTTTTAACATCTCGTTCGTGTCGAGCAAGAGACTTTAACAGACTCTCTTGTGAAACACCTCGCTTGGCTGCACACCTAATCCGAACACTTATCGGTGGGAATTTACCCTTGGCATAATATTTCGCCGCCTCTGCATTTGGATTCTCACATGTGGGTACCAAAACATCCCGTAGATTTTCAGTGTTGGGTGTGGGTAAAAGTGCCATATGTTTCTCGAGAATTTGTTTGAGAACCTCTTCATCCGTCTCGTGACCAGTTGCTCTTAGACTATTCACATACCCTTCGGGGTCAATAATAGGAACAAAAACATGTGGCTTTATACGAGACATTTAACACATATCTATATTTTGTTTTGTTAGGTTTCTAAAAAACATTTTTTTAATACCTGTATGGTAAATTACCGACAATAGGCCTCTGTACCTGGTGGTATTTCCAGTCCGAGTTTGAATTTTCAAATCTGTTACCACCAACACTATTGGTGTAATTTGAATTCATACCATTATTATTGTAATTTCTACCAGCATTATTAACATAATTGTTAGGTGGTGCACTTGGAGTCATCATGTATGATAGTATAAGCAAAATGATCAAAATTATAACCCCACCACCAACCCAAAACCACCATCTAGGTGTTTCTGTGGTGGTAGTTGTAATATTCGGAACTGTTGCTGCTGGTTTCTCGTCAGGTGTAATTTTAGGGTCGTACATGTTCACAGAACCTGATGTATCCAAGAGTAATGGATTTGCATACTGTTTTGGAGCTATAGGAGTTGATGTTTGGTTTACAGTTGGTGGAGCAGAAGGCATAAGATATGGTGGGGGGTTGCAATTTGAACAACAATCTGGACTACATCCATATTGGTATCCAGCCATTGTTGTACCACAAAATTTTGTACCATCATCAATATTCTTTATACATGAACAACCTGAACAACTTGTCATTTATATAAAGTCACTATAATTTTTTATATGATTACATTAAATGAATAGAGCAAAACTCGTAATACTCGCTATTATTGTAATTACATTCATGTTTTTGATATACAGGACACACAAATCGTGTTATGCCCCACCAGTTGACGATAATCACCGTGACGGATCAACCGTATATGGAACTGATACATGTCCCCATTGTATAAATTTAAAAAACAAATATGATTCGGAAGGTGTAAAGTACACATTTGTTGATTGCAATACAACCAAGTGTCCGGATTTCGTAGATGCTTACCCAACCATTCAATTCACTGATGGTACAATTAAAGTTGGTGATTCTTAAGTATATAACATGCTACTGAATCCACGCACGGTAAACCAGAGAGTGTTCATAAACATGCTGTATAGCAATGCACCAATTGTAATTGGGCATGGACCAGCTGGAACAGGTAAAACGCTCATGGCTGCATACATCGGAGCTCACCGACTTGCGCGAGGTGATTACCAGAAGATTGTAATGACTCGCCCAACTGTAAGCGTTGATGAGCAGATTGGGTACCTACCAGGAAGTCTTCAGAAGAAGATGGATCCATGGGTTATTCCGCTGTTTGATGCATTCAAAAAGTATTATTCACCCAAACAAATTAAAAATCTGGTGGAAAATGGTATTTTGGAGATTTGCCCACTCGGGTTTATGCGTGGCCGAACATTTGATAAAACGTATTTCATATGTGACGAGATGCAAAACTCAACTCCTTCACAGATGCAAATGGCTATGACTCGTATAGGAGAGGATACAAAAATTGTAATCACCGGTGACCCGAGACAACACGATCGAGGATTTGAGAATAACGGTCTTTCTGATTTGGTAAATAGGTGTACGAATGAGGAGTATATAGAGAGTGTCAAGTTTATTGATTCAGATGTTCAGCGTAACAAGTATATACAACGCGTACTTGAGATGTATGATAGATAAATAATCTACTTGTATAATAAATGTCGGAACTGCGAATGGATAAACTATTTGCAGCATATCTGAAAAAAACAAAACCATCGTTTGATATATTCACTGGTACAGATAGATGCGTTTTCCTCACTGGTGGTATGGCTATAAAATTAACTAGTAAACTGTACCGCGAAAAACAACCAGTGCGTATAAAGTTACCAACCCGTGACTTTGATTTTAAATGGTGTAAATCATCAAGACCGACAAAAAGGGATTATGCACTCATGTGTTCTTATATGAAGAGTATAGTACGTGACTTTATAAAGAAAACGTGGCCTAATGGTGGTGTCAAGATGATTTTTAAAAAGACCACCTTTTCTCAACCTGTTTTAACGAATGCGTATACTCACAAGTTTATGCATGGAATAATTGAGATTAGTGTACAAATTGGTAATGGTGTAAAACACGACCTGGTTGATGCAACATTGATACATCTGCCACACGTGTCAGATACGGTACTTGATAAAGCAACATCACACAAGTATGGTGTTCCTATACCAAAATTATCAGTCATGTTTATTGATACGATAACACTTGTTAAAAAGACATTAGCGGCTGGACCAAATAGTAGAAATGCGTGGAGAAATCCTATAAAATCAAGCAACCCGAATAAAGAAAAAGCAAACATGTACAGGACAAAGGGTCTAAAGGATGTTGATAGACTCTTGGTTATGAAGGGAATGCTAAAGGCTAAAAAGTATCAAAATCTCATGAGTGATGTATCATCTTTAAAAAATATTATAACCAGTAAATCACATACAGTCACAAAACTAAAATTAGGAAAAATACTTGCCAATGGGATGGATGCAAAAATAAAAAATGTTGTGTGATACTAAATGTTAGAAGAGCTGTTTATAATTATATTCTCCGTGTTCCAGATTGCAGTTGCCTCGCTGGCGATACAGAGCTATCGCGCTGCAAATGACACCAGTTCACCAAAGTACAAATTCTTGATATCAATGCTTGTCATATCACTTATAATACTTGTTTCAACCATGGCATATCTAGGATATACAATATCTCATCCATCCTAGATACCTCCACGTAGTCTCAATACGAGATGGAGTGTAGATTCTTTTTGGATATTATAATCAGAGAGGGTCCGTCCATCCTCTAGTTGTTTACCTGCAAAAATAAGACGCTGTTGATCCGGTGGGATTCCCTCCTTGTCCTGAATTTTTGACTTGACATTTTCAATCGTATCAGATGATTCAACCTCCATTGTGATTGTTTTACCAGTGAGCGTCTTGACAAAAATCTGCATTCTTATTATTATATAGTACCTTGATTTTTAACTTGATATTGTGACATGAGAGGCTGTATACCGCTATAATTTAACCATGGTACAGAACACCCATATGCGTTGGAGATTCCAGCCAATATTTCATTAAAATACTGACGCATACTATTATACGATTCATTAAACGTGTTACACTTTTCATCAACAGTTGATATATGATCAGTAATTATATTGTTCAACGTGTCAGCAAGTACCTGAATAAATGTCGCCATGACCTGGCCAATCTCAAGGCGTTTATTCAGATCCTTATCGGCTTGTTGAAGTTTTAGTTTAAATTCGTCATCTGATAGTTCATTGATCATCCACAGTATACGCATACTCAGGTTTCTGTTTTGATTCGTCAGATTTACATTATACTTTGTCATTTCTACAGCTTGAAAATGATTCACTGATCGTAGTACACTTTCAGCTAATCTATTATATCCAGTAGCCCTATTCACAGCCTGAATATGCGGAATACCACCACACCCAACATCTAGAATGTTACGCGTGTCCAAATTACGTTTTCGCATATATTCAAAGTAGTGTGGATTGTGAATAACACCGGTACAAACTCGGCCAGTTTTCCAACTGAATGCTGTATTGCACTGTACGCAATACATTTGGTCACACCCACCATCCTGAATCTTGTATATAACAGATGCGCATTTGGGGCATGGTTTGGAATCACGAGCCAACATTTTAACTGTTTCTATACTATTTGGATCACATACGTGGTCATCGTTCATCTTTACTTCATGACAACGAGCACATGCCTGAACGTCACATAATCCACATTTTAACGATTGTGACAAGAAACCTTTACAGTCTGGTGCGGGACAACCGCGTATAAACTCCTTGCGCTCATTCTTCGCTTTTTCTGGGTTGTTTAGTTTGAAATTGATGACATCAATAAATGATTCAATTCTAGCAATCTGTGTTCTCATATTATTGCGATTCTCTATATCCTCCATAACAACTGGGTAAATGTTTTTAAACTCATTCGTCATGTATGATAAAAGTACAGTTTGGGCAACTAATTCACGTGAAAGTTCCCGCCTTGTTGTGAAAATCTTAACCTCTTCTTGAGTTGATGGACAAAGCGCCTTTTCAAAGTTGAAAAGTACATTTTCGCGATGTTTTTTATATTCGGTATTCATGTACGATTTTCCACACATGTCCACCATAAATTTACGTGAAAACGACTTTCGGCAACTCATACAATGTGGGGTCTCGATAGTCGTTGTTAGGTACTTTTCCACACATTCTGCACATGCTTCATATGAACATGAAGGGCATATAACCTTTTTACGGTCACGTTTTGTAAATAAACTTATACAGATTTGACAACTCATTATTATGTATTATACATTTTTAATTTTTAATTGAAACAATTCCAAATCTTCGGCTGCCAACTTACCACTTGGATACTTTATGTTAAACAGAATCTTAAGAGGTGAATGTGAATTCATGCCACGACCTTGTATCTCATATACTTTACGAGGATCAATGATACCTAGATCACGTGTATCATATATAAACTCACCACTGAAATGAGGAATGATGAGAGGGATACCAACTATAGAATCCTTGAATGATATAATTGGTTTGTACAAGAGTGCATCACCTTCACGTGTAAAGTGCTCATCCGGTGTAATTTTAATTTTCATCACCAGATTTCCTGGTACATCTGTTTTACGAATACGCTGTTGTCCCATACCTTCAAATACGAATGCATGTCCATCTTTACACCCTGCTGGAACATCAAGATGTACTATACGTTCATCGCGAACTTTCCCACCTTTACAACTTAAACATCCACTGTGGCTATTCCCGACACCACCACATTTATTACATGGTTGTTCAATTTGCATCATAGGCATCATTGGGTGTGGCATCCGTATACGACCCATACCGTTACATGCATTACACTTGACTTCACAAAAATCACACGACTTTTCCAGATTAATTTTAAATTTAATATGTGCTCCACTGAATACACGTTTCAATGATATTTCAAACTCTTTGATCTCATCGCTCATACGTCTCGGACCTCCACCACCCCCACCAAACATATTACCAAACATTTCAAAGAGATCGGCTGGGACTCCTCCATGCATCTGATGATGCTGGTGTGGGTTGTCATATGCACTTCTCTTGTCATCATCCTGAAGTGTCTCGTACGCCTCGGTTATTTTTTTAAACTCTTCTGCATCACCTCCCTTATCGGGGTGTTTCCGCATCGCGAGCTTCCTATACGCCTTTTTGATTTCATCCTTTCCAGCACCCTTGTCAACTCCCAAAAGGTTATAATAACTCATTACTTTTAATATATTTTTTATCTTTATAATGATTAGTAATGTGGTTTCTCTCGTGGATATGTAATTTATTTGGTAAACCCAAGGATGATGAATGCCTATACGTAATTTTACCATATTTCAACTTTACACAATCATCTTTACGTACCAAATTATATACAGAATTTGTCAACAGGTATAAAAATGAAAAGGGTATAAAACTCATAGAATCAATATTATCACCAACCAATGGTGACTGTTTATGGTATAAAGAAAATCTCATAAATCATGCAATACAAAAACAACTCCCTAAAACTTGGAAATACGTTGCGTGGATAGATGCTGATATAACATTTTTAAACCCAGACTGGGTAAAAGATACAAAGGAGTTGTTACAGGCAAATGACGTCGTTCAATTATTTCAATCATGTGTCAATATGGGTCAAAAGACTGAAATCCTTAAAATAGACAAATCATTCGTGTACATGAATAATACAAGTGGTAAAAAATGGACCAAGACTCACGTGTATGGATTTTGGCATCCAGGGTATGCCTGGGCGTGTACCAGAAAAGCGTATGAACAGATGGGCGGACTTGTTGATTTTAGTATATTGGGGTCCGGTGACCACCACATGGCATTAGCACTTGTTGGTCAAGTTGAAAACAGTAGACCTGGTGGTGTGCATATATCATACCAAAAGAAACTGTTAGAATTTCAAGAACGGGTCAATGGATTCAAGATTGATTACACACCAGGTACAATTGTACATCACTGGCACGGAGATTTGGCAAATCGCAAATACCAAGAGCGTTGGAAAATATTAACAACGAATGCATATAATCCAGATGAAGATATAGTCAAGGTTGACGGCATTATTCACTATACACCCGTTGGAAAAAGTCGCCTTGAAAATCTGATTACACAATATTTTATTGATCGTTGCGAAATGTGATTGCATTTGCCGCTTCGCGTACAGATACTATACAATCCCACTCGTACCCCCAGTGGTACGACATGTCCAGAATAAATACTATACGTTCTGGATATGGGTGTTTACCACATATAGCCTCCATGACAGCATCAAAGTTGAGTTCGGTTGCTAGCCATTCATCCGCCTCCTCCTCCGTCTCGCAGTAATCAAAATGAGTAAGAAGCTTGACGAGATTATCATGTTTCTTCTGAATATTCCATACCCAATCATTTATATCCATCTATATTCTATTATATTGTATATTTTAATTAACAACGTCCTTTTGTAACCGTTGATAATATTGTATTCCCGACTTGAGTTATACCGTATGCAACAATCGCATCTTCAAATGTATTCGTGACTGACCCAAATGTCACCGGTATATGATGTATAACCATTGTGGGAACAACCGACAAGAGTGTTATTTTCCCCATCTCAGCTGGTGCTCGCCGTACATTTTGGCGTACAATGACCGCCGACTTGAGAGTCACGTATTTCATAACAATCACTATTATAATACATATATAAAAATTATATTCTATAATTAATCAAGAAATGATTACATGTCAAGTTTCAAACGAAAGTAATGCATGTGTTGCATTCTACACCTTTTATACCCCTTTTGGAATTGCTACAATCCCGACGCCGCAATTTGAAAAGTGGTGGTCTATAGATGTAAACTTTGGTGATGGTCAATGGATGTTTTCAATTCGTAAAACCAAAAGGTCAACTGATTATATGATTTGGAATAGTAGACATACCGGCTATATTAATACATCTGGTATCATACTAAACTCGTCGGATGTACCCAAACGTCTTCCACTCATATACTTTGCAGCGTGGTCAATCTCAACCATGTACAAATCAATCGTTACAAGTGTTCGCGACATATGGGGCACGAAGGTGAAGTCATCGCCCATCGCTTAATACACTTGAGATGAAATACGTGAATACAACTGGTACGTATACACAGTTCATTCGTCTTCATAGCCTGACTACACACTGGGCACTTGTCATCAACCGGTATATCCTTGTAGTGGTATTTATACATCTCCGATCCATACTCTATAAACAAATCAGTCATGAGTGTCGTTTCCGGTGACATCATTGACCAACCATTTGAAATCATATATTCGGCATTATCTATAGCCTTTACAGTGTGAACTGGTTGTAAAATTTTATTACAAACCTGATTCACAACCGTTTCATATGGACACGCCTCTGAAGCTAAACATAATGGTATAGTTCTTAAAGATGTACCAATTCTTGAAATTTCAATTAAATTACATGTAAAATCAGTCGTTGACATGTGTGTCATCTCTCCGCTTATATCGTATAGACTCATGTCTATCATATATTCACGTTTAGTTTTCTCGCAATATACAATAATACAATCGTGTTTTAATTTTATAATTTTGAATCGGTCAGCCAAATCAATTAAAAACTGTTTTGGTAGATTTGCACTAGAAGAAAATAGATTTATAGATACAAAACGACAACTTATTTTCGTCGCTTTTATATCTTTATTAAACTTTTCCCAAACATATTCACCCCATATAACCCCATCGTGTTTAATTATAATTTTTGCAAGATCATCCATTATCATAGGCTCGTCTCGTTTTTTTAACTATACATAAGATTTGCCATTCCAGACTCTATACATAAAGTGTTTACACCAACTGCAAAAAATTCGGTTTGGAGCTTTGGTACCATATTGATTGAAAAATCATCAATCTGACTAAAGTTCAAGCTACCGGTGTGAGTCATTGAATTTGTTTGTGTACAAAATGGTATCAAGAATGCCTTGTGGTCACCAACATCGTCGTAGAATAATAAATTATTCATCTCTACAAAATTCAATATGGTTACTGTTGTATGGAATCGTATACGATTCGTTACAAAGTGAGTTTTTATTTCCCATGTATAATTATTATAATTAGATATTATTGACTCTTTACTTATAAACGAAACGTGGTGCATAACAACCCAACAATTTTTATCTGATTTATAACCTAATATGTACCATTCAGCTGGAAATGCAGTTGAATTGAACGTATACGTGCTTATATTTGCAGTTGTTGGAAACTGATATTCTATCCATTCACCGACAAACTTAAGTGTCTGTATTCTCGTCGGATCAGTTGGTAAAATTACGTTATATGTTGTTGTATTCTGCCCCACATTTGAACTGTCGGTTGTACTCGTTCCAGGCATCCCTATTTATAACAAATATGTTTTATAATTAGCAATCGCCGTATTTGAATTTATAAATGCAGGTATTTCAATTGGTGTTATTGTCCTACATACATCTTTAATATTATATGTAATCGTAGTGTTTACAAGTGTAATTGTGATTATTGGCTCTATATTCGTGTATTCAACTCTAAATTGTGTCGTGTATACTGTATTATCGTATATATGTACAACCGAACCATCTGTATATTCAACATTATCAAAATAAACGGCTGCAAATGAAGACTTTTTAATATGTATAGTATAGTAACCTGTAAGTACATTCACTATACTACCAGATACTACAACGCTTGTATTACTAATTGTAGGTAATGTTAAACTATCTACATTTGAATATGGATTTTTGAAAAATAATTTATTATTCTGAATCAGACTATTCACATCAGTGATTAGCGTAGTTGTTGAATCGCCATATATATTCATCTGTCTAATTTGACCATCGCTAATTGATATAGTATTATGCGGAACAATTGAAACCCCGTTTACGTATACACTTGTATTTCCACTAAATGTAAAATCTGGTATATCACCAAGTAAATATCCGGAATAACTTACAAGATTTGAATTTGATGGTGTAGGTATATACTCATTACTCATTGTGTGTGGATATGTCTTGATACTTGCCAAAGTTGTACTATTACTTGTTATGTAATAACTATGTAAATTTGTACACGTGAATACATTGTATACATTCGGTACAGTAAAAGTAAGATTAGAATCCATTGTTGCATTTGAATACATAATATTACTTGTATCTGCACCCGGTAATACTGAACATGATAAGATCATATATTGTGTATTTGCATCTAGATTTGATATTCCATTTGTAAATAAAGAATCGTATTTTGTAAATGGATCATATGGAACTGGGTGTTTAAAAGTGGAACCTGGATACCCATTAATATTAACTTCTATACTCTGTACATATGGGTCACTTGTTGGATTATAAAAATTAAACCACATGGCACTTACAAATCCAAAGTTTGTAGTTTGACCATACGCAGTCTCTGAATATGTCAAACCATCATCATTATCAAATGTTGCACTCGTACTTGTATAAATGTCTACACTGGAAAACAATGATGTTATGTTTACACTTGTGACATTTTGTGCCGGTGTAAAATAATAATATATTGACGACCCTGAATTTATAAAAACGCCACTCCCACCCTTTATCAATCCAACGGCTGTGGATCCATATATAGGTTCAGATACTTTAATCGTTCCATTTGGTGTTGATGTACTACTTGACATGCCTATTAATTACATCTAATATAATAGACTAACCAAAACAAACCCATTTGAATTTGAGTACCCATTTGAATACAATACATTATTTACAGTTATATTTGATATATATTGATTAGCATCTCCACCCATATTACAAGACCCACCTCCTCCACCATACCCATTTATATATTGACCCGCATACCCAACACCTGACCCGTAGCCACCTCCTCCACCTGAATACCCACCTCCGCCACCTCCCCCACCTTCATCCCCGAATGCACCATAACCACCACACCCAAATCCACCATTACCAGCTGCATATGTTGTTCCACCATTCGTAAATGAATTTGATGGGTATGGATCACCGGCTGAATCACTCCCGAATGTATATTTATTTGAAATTGCATTCCCGTATAATCCACCCGCACCCCCACCTCCATTCCCAAGCCCAAAATCAGCCCATCCATGAACACCGCCATTACCCCTTATACCCCCAGCCCCATTTGGACCAATACCTGATGTAGTTACAACACCATGGATTGAAGGCATTGTATTCGGATCGTAATTACCCAGGTTATAATTTATGGCACCTCCACCGCCGCCACCAGCAATCAAAAGTGGTACATTTGTAGACGTGGTTACAAATGTACCACCGCCACCACCTCCAGCTACATTAGATACTGACCCACCAATTTGACCAACTAGAATTTTCACAATGTCACCTCTTACAAGTTTAATTGAAGCTGAAACTATAACACCATACCCACCAGCATTACTGGCGAAATTACGTGCACGCCCGCCACGGGCTCCAGCTGCTATAATATTATAGGTACCACTTGTTGGTATAGTCCATAATTGTATACCCTGTGTAGTCATGTTAAGATTGCTTGAATACTGTGTCCATTGGTATGATGAATAAGCAGTCCTTATATTTGCAAGTGTTGGTCCATTTGGACCAGATATACCGGCATTTGTAAATGCAAATGGGTATGTTATAGGGTATAACGAAATTCCATCACCTGTTTGTGATTCTACAATTGATTGGTATTTACTATCAAGTACATTTGAAAATATTGACAGATTGTATACTTGACTATTTAACGGGTAATCGGGTGAAGATATTGTACAATTTGATCCATTAAATATATGTGAATCGCCTGGTGTTCCACCAGTTACCGAAACAGCTGTTCCGTTTACATATATTTTCCTATTATTTGAACCATAGGTCATTGTGACGTTATTGTACCCACTAAATGTACCACCTATACAATCATCATTTGACCATGATTCTGTATATTTGTTAGAAGAAGATATTCCAAATGCGGATATACTACGTGTTGTTGTACCAGTTCCTCCGTATAACCAATATGCCATCCTACATTGATACTAGAAATTTTACTACTCAAAGTTTCACGTTGCATTTATTTATTACCATGTCGCGCTGATACAGTATAATTAGAATTACCATATGGTATAGTATTTGCAGCTAATTTGAGATATGACGATTTGAAATCAACACGTTTATATGTAGAATCATATACAGGCAATGTACCAACACTACCACTTGAAATTGCATGATTTCCATTATAACTCTGATCATACCATTTATATACGTATGCATTTGATAAAGTAAAAGAATTACCTGATCCACCCATTCCACTGGTTAGATTCCCAAGTGAGTCTGAATAATAATCACGGGTTGGGTTTGTAAATGCTGTTGTAGGTGCAGTGAAATTACCAGTGTATTGATCCTTTCCAACCGTTATTCTTAATTCATCCATATATCCAGTGAATTTTGTAAACCCAACATTTGAATTAATTTGCATAACCCCACCCTGAACTAAACTTACACCTATACCATATGATTGGTTCTGTACCAAAACACCATTCAAGTAAAACCTTAATACGTTACCATATCTAACAAGTGCGTAATGATTCCAAGAGCCTGTTATTACCCCAGTAATCCATCCAACTGCTGAGAAATTGGATGCCGAGAATACCCATTGTGTCCCATTATATAACCATAATAACCATCCATTAACTGTACCAATAATATGTGTTTGTGTTGGTATAGGTGATGTAAAATTTAACCAAAATTCAACCGTGAAATTGTTAGACCCAAAAACTATACCATTACTTGTTGAGCTTAAAGTTGAAGTATTTGATAAAAATAGAGACCCTGTACCGAATTTATAGGTTGTTGTTGATATAGTTGAATTACCTGTTATTGTGGCGTTATACATGCTTGTATCAATGAATGGACCAACATCAAAATGACTTAAAAATACAATTGTTGGATCTTCACTCAAATTTATAATTGGTCCTGTATACGATTTCAATAGTCGTTTACAAGCATATAAACCATTTGTATATGAAACTACTGTGTTTGGCAAAGAATCAAATAGATATGAATTTTCATAACGAACTATAACAATTCCATTGTACCCATTTCCACCGGCTGAAGGTGAATTATATGAAGATGAACCACCACCTCCACCACCACCGTAATATGTAGCATCACCACCATTTGCTGAATATACATTTCCGGAAAATCCACCAGTTCCTCCACCACCAATACCACCAATACCACCAGTTGCGACTATAACATCAGGTGAATATGCTCCACCACCACCACCGCCGCCGTAACATATAATTGAACCAGTTATAGTGTTGTAAACACCAATGCCACCAGTTCCACCAATACTACCTGAACCATTTATACCGAATGATCCACACCCACCTCCACCGGACCCGGTAAGAATACCACCAGATGAATATCCACTGTCACCACCTGGACCGCCTTGATTATATGCACCTGTACCCGATGTTCCACCTCCTTCTGTAACTCCTCCACCTGAACCACCTGACCCACCATTAGATGCTACATCCGTACCAGCTCCACCTCCACCACCTATAGACGCGTCAAATGATCCAAATATAGAGTTTCCGCCTGAAGCACCAGTCTGGTTTTGATTACCAACACCACCAGACCCAACAGTCACCGAATAACTTCCAGGTGCTAATGATCTTCTACTCAAGTATTGATATCCACCTGAACCACCTCCTCCACCAGCCTTGGGTCCAGATGTTCCACCACCGGCACCTCCACCACCAACGATTAGAATATCACACACGACATTTACACCACCATCTAAAATAGTAAATGTTGACGACGAATCAGTAAAAGTATGAACTGTATATCCAACTCCATCTATGATGGGTGTAGTTATTGTACCCCCAGTTGCTATGACGCTTGGATTTGACGTGAATGTAATTATATTTGATGTTGCGGTTGAATATGATATATTTGAGGATGTTACAGACATGTATACATAAAAAGTATTTGCTGATAAATTTAATATATAAGGCATATTAATCAAATTACCAGTTTGTGATAGATAATATGGGTATGTATCTGTAGTAACCCGTGAAAATGAAACTCCATCAATTGATAAAAATATATTTGAAATTTCAGGGGTTATAAATGTATCATATGTACAAGCTAATTTAGCAACAGACCCATACACCGAATCTATAGTCAAATTTACAGTTGGTTGTAACCTGTTTGTTGTAAAAGTCTTGGAATATGTAGGATCCCCAAATGAATTCAGAGAACCTACTACTGGTACGTAAGAATATACACTATACGTCCACCCTGGATTTAGATTTGATAATACTGATGGATTTGAAAGAGTTCCTGAATTTGTAACTTGTGAATATACGTTATAATATGTATTTGAAATGAATACGTTTACAGACTGTGATGGTGAGTATACCAGATAATTTATAGATATTGTAGCGCTATTTATAGTTGGGGTCACGGATACTATATAATTAAACGCAGTTGGTCCAGATGATTGATTGGTAATTGTTATATACCCATAGTTGACTGTATTGTAGCCAGTAGTTCCAGGTGCGGCTGTTGCTGTACCATCTATAGTGTTTGTGCTGTCATATGAAGTTCCGGGGTTCATACCACCACCAGCCGACAAACCCATTCCACCACCCCATCCACCACCTGGTCCAAGCGATTGAAATGTTGGATCATTATTTATAAATGTAGGTGTGAATAAAGCATTATCACCAGATGAATACCCACCACCGCCGGCTATAATAAGTGGTAGGTATGTAGTACCACCATCTATACTTCTCATAACGAATGATCCACCACCACCACCGGCCGTACCAATCTGTCCAACAACAAATTTCAAATAGTCGTTGTGATTGATAATAAACGTATTTGATACAATTGTACCAAGCCCACCATTTGTACCGTTTGCACCTGCAACTGTTATATTTAAAGTCATAGTATACGGTAAATTCCAAATTTGTACACCATCTACAACCGAAAACGAATTGTCTACCCAATTTGGAACACCTGAACTATACACAGACCCAGTTATTGGTCCAGTATTTCCACTAGCACCCATTGAATTCAATTGTACAGTATTTACTATATAACTCGTCGTGTTTGAAATTAATATAGGCGAAAGACCACTGGAATCAGGTGACCATGAAATATTACATGTATATGTCGTATTTTCTGTGAATATAGACCCCAAATCAAATGTATGAACACCATCTGAAAATTTTAATGCTGGACCTGTACCATTACCAGCTGTTGATAAAGATTGGACAAGTGTACCAGTATTAAACACGTTCATGTTCATAACCAATGGATTGGATTGGAAATTGTTTGTCCAAAAGAGTGTCATTCCATTAGACAACTCACCATTGTTGAGTGAAACATCTTGTATGTATCCAATTGATGTATATGAATCATTTTGTGTAAATGAATTATTTAATTGTATAATGTTTACTTGTAAATCACCCTTGAATTGTATTGATGAAATGTTTACATATACATCATCATCTGGTATATTATTTAGATTTGTCAATGTCATTTCAAATGTGTACACGTAATCGGTCTTCACGAAAATTATAGAATCGGTGACTATATTACCATCCAAGTGTAATGTATAATTTATATTTGAAGTAATAGTCGTAATTGCATTTGAAAATGTACAATTTCCAGTCAAAGTAAAAGGTTGATTCGTTCCATTATTTACCCATGTAGCCCCGTGTGATGATGAATGTGGAGTAAACACATTTGATCTACGTGATTTTATAAAAACCCCATTTGTTCTGTATTCTGATATGTAAACTGTTTCAACTGGCGTTGTATCAATCAGAGGAGAAACTGTATACCCATTTGATATTCCGTATATATTTACATTTGATGGATTTTCAATATATATATTATAATAATCACCTGAACGATTTATAGTATAAGAGTCATCCGTGTTTAGTGTAATTTCATTACGTGAAAACCCAGAAAACGAAACTGCATTTGCGGTTGTGAAATCTATAAATGTGTTAAAGTTGGTTACGTTTTGGATAGATTGTATTGAGCTTATTATACTTGTAGGTTTCTCGTATACAACACTCTGAATACCACGTGAATTATAAGTATCATCTATTGCGGCATTAAACGTAGATTGAATAAACCCCTTTGGTACGTGATTTATTTGTGTTGTTGATATGTCATCTGGTATATATGTATTTAATGGTAATATGAAATTATAGAAAGAATAACGAATAGCGTTTGGCATATCAAGTGTAATAAACTCTATATTTTCAATTGCAGTATACTTGAATTCAAATTCACTCGTAATACCAGTTGGATATTCAATTAATGTATATGGCCCATTGTTTACAGAATATTTAATTGGGCCATTAAAATGTCCTTGTAAATATACCCATATACTCTTACCCTTTTCAAGGTACCCTGAAAATAACAACCCATTTGTCCAATAATTAGTAGAGGTACTTGGTACCACCGATGTAAATATTGTTTTTAAAAATCTATACGTATCATTTGAATAATCAATTGTCGGTGTATAAAATATACCATCTTTTGAACCAACAATCTCAAAATTTGACGCAGATGTTACCACATCTGTTTTATTTAAACTTATATATGTTTTAGTATCAAGATTTATAAAATCTCCATATATATACCCATTTGGTGTCAATGTGTACGCATTACCGGTATACTTGTAAATAGCTCCAAATTCATTAACAATATCAAATGTTTTATTATAAAATCTATAATCAGTTACTATTTGCGTATCATATGATACACTATATCTATATAATATATTTTCATATGGCATGTCAGAAATTGTAAAAGGTGAATTATTTACAAAAAAATACATTGTGGATGTAAGAGTATCAAAATCAATCCCATTTTGTATTATAATTGTATTATATCCCGCAAACATTGAAAACTGAGTATTGGCAATATATAACGAACCAATTTTTACTTCTGCATAAAATGTATCATTATAATATCTATATATCCTAATACCACCACCTTGTTCATTTCTTATATTTATAATTTCATTCGTATTTTGTAAAATTTTAAATGTTAAATATATTGTAAATAATTTCGAACTATCATATGTATATGGTATGAAAACAATTGGGTCTAATGTAACGAATATATTTGACGGAGTTTCATATTCTATACTTGAATTATTTTGTATATAATAGTTTGATGAACTTATAATATACTGATAATTTTGAGTTTTACTATAAGGTCCCCAAATATTAGAAGTGCTTATATTTACATTTGAAGAATTGGTAACATCGTTATATGATACATATGCAGCATAAAATTGAAATTCTGTAATTTCACCGCCATATAGAAAATCTTGATATATTAATGGATCGTTATCATTACGACTTCCACCTAATAGTATATCAACAGAGTTGTCGTATGGTCCATCGGTTGTTAAACTATAACCAAATGTATCAACAGTACTAATAGGTATACTATTATTATTTTCATCTATAAAAGTTGTAACATCTAAGTTATTCACTTTTGCTTGAAAAGTACCATTATGTGTTACACCACTATCTGTCGTGACATAATTGTCACCTATTGAAATATATACTGTATATTCGGTATCTGGTACAACCGTAAAATATGCTTGATGTATATGATAATTATAATTCTGGCGAATGAGTATTCTAAATTGATCGGACGTACCAACGCGTTTTAAACTCGTTTCCCAATTTGGTGGAACGTAACCATAATAGGGACCATGTCTGTAAAATATAGTTTCGGAATCATGTGGAGTTCCGTATGTTGAAAATTTAACATATATTGTACATCCACCATATGAATTAAAGTACCCAAACGGTATATACTGACCACCGTAGAATAATAAATCACCAGTTAATTTTATTCTATTTGCATTATTAACAATTATATTTGTAGGTACAATCGGAATTGGGTTTGTATCCGCGAATACAATTTTAAATGTAGAATATTTGTATAAATCAAGTAGTACATTATTATCACCGTCTATATATATGTAATATAAATTACCTGACCTTATATTTGTACCGTCATATACCCATTCTGTATACGGATCATTGTCATAAAATTCTGAAACTTCAACCAGCGTACCAAAATAAACCTTTAAAAATTTACCAGTTGAAACGTCTCGTATACCTTTTGAATTATAAAATTCAAATCTACTCGCCCCATTCCGAAACGAAACAATAGTGAACACCCCACCTGAATACTTTAAAAATTGAGTTTCATATTGTATGAAGAAACTCATTAAAATGTACAAATATTATTCTTGGAAGAAATTACCGGTTTCAACTATACGTGGTTGTGCATATGTTGAGTCAATATTTTGTATAGTTAATAAGGGGTTGGCGGCTGAGTTTCTAAATCCCGGTAATGTAGTTGTTGAATAATAAGTTATATTTGAAGTCATATCAACAAGAGGAAATGTACACGAATTCAATATAGTTTTCAGTTTAAATGAATCAACTTCAACACAACCATCAATATCGGAAGTTGTAATTATTTTATCAATGACAAGTTTATACTTTGAATACACACCACCTGTAACTATTGTACCACCCTTTGCACCACCACTATTATTATATTGTGCATCTGAAAATGGAACCCAATGTGTAGAATCAGATGATCCGTAAAGTGTCCATACATTCGCCTTTATTGAATTGAATGAATATGACTGTATAGATACTGGTTGATCCGATTCTAAAATTACATATTGAGAGTCTTTACCAGTATCTGGACCTATAGATGTATTTACTGGATAATTAAATGTATTTACAAAATTTCCAGACCGAATGCGTGGAAATGTATTAGGTGCTGTAAATTCAACTAGTGGTATTTCAACTGCTGACGTTTTTGTTTCAACTTTTGTGAATACAAGGGCATAATATTTATAAACATCCCATCGTGGATCGGATGTTATGATTGTAACACCTGGTACATTTATATTCACGACTGATGAATTTGGTACAGACCCAGTATTATATCCGAATAACGGAACTTCGCCACTGAAAAGTTTGATATTCTTAACCCCAAAGTTTATTCCGGATTGAACTGATGTTATAGTAAATCTGTAATATTTATATAAACCAGTTGTTTGTAAATTACCATTAAAGGATGTTTGTACATCACTGGCAGCGAAAAGTGTATTAAATGTAACACCATCCGTTGATCCACTTATATTCCAACCATTAAGAGATCCAACTGGGTCGTATGGATTTTCTGTATAATCGTATGGTGTGATTTCAAAACTAGTAACTCGTAATGGATAAGGTGTTTCAATTTGTACCCATGCAACATTTCCATCACGTGACATTATAGTATTACGGTCGGTAAAAGCTCGGATTGGGTAATCAACTGCCGCTGATCCAGAGAATATAAATGTACCGGAAAATGTTTCATCTTTTATAGTACTTATATAAACCCAAGTAGATGTATCAGATTTTTTACCTAATAAAACAACTTCACGTATAGGGTATGTTGCTGTTATACGTATATTAGTACATTGATTTGTATAAGGATATGTAAAAATTAAATATTCACCATAATACACCCCTACACCTGATTGAGTAGATTTATTATACAAACTCCCAGAATAGCACAAGTTACTCGTGGTACCATCATATGTTAATCGGTCATTTACATCATTTATAATATAAAATTCTTTTATACCAATTGAATCGTACCCTGAAAATGTATTTGATATCGCAAGTTTAATTTTAGGATATATTGTATTTGTAGGTGTATTTAAATATATTCTATATTCATTTACATCATTTACACCAGTTCTTGAATCTAATTGTGTCCACGACCCACCATTATCAACTGACCCAGCGATGTTCCATGTTAATGCTCCACCGGTAAAATTTACATAATACCCATTTATACGTGAATTCACAGAATCGAGTGTAATATATTGTAAACCTTTACCACCTATGTTTGTTCTGTTGGTAACTGGATAGTATACATTAGAATTTACCAAACTCAATGAACTACTGGTATAATCTATATTCGCAAGTAAGTTTTGTTGGTACATGTTTAATAATTGGTATTTAGATAATGAAAAAGCCGACCCACCATATACATTCTGCTGAGTAGACAATGCGTTCACCCTGAATGTATTACTAGTTACAATTGTTGTTAATGGTATCAAAAGTGTATTTGATAATCCATAATATTCGTAATACATGAGATTTGTCAATTGCCCATTTGTTGAGTCTGTATATTGAATTTGTACATTCGAAGGGAGACAATTTGATTTTGATTCTAAAAATATATATGAAGGTGTTATATATTTATAAGTTTTTATACTTATATATTCACGGTTTATTGATTTTGCTGTACCTCCATATATTGAAGTCTTTGATCCACTTGATTTAATTATTGGTAATAAGGGTCCATTTGCTGAATATATTCTAAACATTGATAATTGAAAACATGCACCCGAAACAACTGAAAGAACTGTAAATCTATAGTATTTGTAACTGGTTGAGTTTGTAAAATCACATGTAAAAGTTCCATTTTTACCCAATGGAGTGATTGGAGACGATTGAGTGTATAATGCAGACCAACTATATCCATCATTAGATCCTTCAAATTTAAAAGTTTTTGGACACGTTGGTGGTGAAATTGAAGCTGCGAATGCAAATTTAACTACTATAACTGGGTACAGCAATTGTATTTGAATATATTCACCACCGGATGGATTATAAGTACTTGCTGATTGGAAAAAAGTGTCTAGTGAATAATCTGTTATATTGTATATACTACTCACCGGTGATCCAGTGGCATATGCAGATGGTGTTACTATAACATCTCCATCAATATTTGTAGGAATCAATATACTACTGGAATATGTACTAGTACCTGTGCTATCTATAAGTGGTACAATTTTAGACCCAGTTGTATCATACATTTGAAAAACTTGCAATTTGAAATACATACTTTCATTAGTTCCCGATGGTGCTACAGAACCTCTTGTTTCGTATACGAAAAACCCATATCTTGTATACCCGGAACTGTTTGTAAATATATACGTATTACTACCTGTATTATATAAATTTGACCGCGAATCAATTGTTGTCCACGATCCAACGTCGTCATTCCGACCCTTTAGGTCCCAGCTTACTGGTATACCATATATAGGATCAGGTACAAGTGTATACGAACTAATTATTTTAGAGTTTGGTATGTTCATTTTAAAAGCTGTGTCAGTAGGTATAGTAATTCCACCGTATAAAGGTCCAGTTGTGATACCAGTTTGTAAATCACAAATCTCATTCAGTTGGCCGAGTCTACCTATAAATGCAACATTTGAATATATATTTGAATTTCTATAATCACCGGTAAATTCAAAAATCTTGAATGGTTGAGTATTTGATGATGCAGCCACATAATTTCGTGCAGAGTTTACACATATATTAGAGTCGGACATACTAACATCTTTATAAGCTATAATAGTACCTGTTGTACATGGGGATAGATTTGCAAACTTGTATACACTCACGGGTGTAGCAAATTCAACGAATGTTCTCGTTTGTGATATAGTAACGGTTGGTACACCGATTGTTGTATTTGTTTTATATCCGGTTGTACTTGTAATTTTAGGTACAAGTCTCTTTCCCATGTCATCATATAGTAGAAACTTGGTCGCTTTCGCGATAGACGATCCATACATTGCGACAAAGACTATGCGATATTTAATGTATCCACTATTTGGCCAATTAAATGGGTATGAAACGGATAATGTTGTAGGTATTGAGTATATATTAGATACTTCACTTATAAGGTTCCAGTTTGAACCAGCGTTTCCTAGTATTTTCCAATGTGATGCAAATAAAGTCTGTGAAGGAAATGATACACTATACGAATTTGCATAAATAGTCGTACCATAATCTATTTCTACCCATTCACCCCTGTGTGACGATGTTATAGTTTTTCCTATATAATTTCCACCACCAAAACGTGAATTTGTTGATGATGCATTTGCATGTATAATATTATTTATCGGATCCGTGATTATAAATCCATTATCCTCCGGTGATAAAAGTCTGAAACAATTATACGCATCAGAATTTGAAGAGACGCTTGTATTTGTAGCAATCAAATTTGACCAATTTGAACCTCTATCCTTTGAACCGAATAGGTACCATGGAGTTGTACCAGTATAAAATACATTTGAACATACTATATTTGATATTACATTACATTGCCTGTAAAATGTAGACGGATAGCTTTGATTATTATATATTGTTGATGTGGAACCGGTCACGATGTCATTTGTCAATATAATATCCTGTTTAACTACTTTATAATCAATTCCAGTATTTGTGGTCAATTCGGGTACTACAAGTAGTGTATTATATTCATTCGTGAGTTTGAATTTTGTTATTTTAGCGGATGTATCACCATTCACCTGTGTAACAACAAGCGTATATTTTGTATATGTAGACGCAATAGTTGGTAAAGTATACACATATTTCAATGTATATTGAAGCGATTGCTGATCCAATAAATTGGTATCATTTCCGTAAATTTTCCACGCAGTTATGTTTCCATTAACAACATATCCACTTACTGTAACAGCTTCTGATAGATTTATACTAACACTCTCAGCCCCTAACCCCCCTCTGAGAGTGTTACTGGCATATACAACCATCCTAGTAATACTCTAGTTTATAAATATGAATTTATACGCCCGTTTTCATTATAAAGTGCAAAATCAGTCACTTGGAATGTAGAGTTTAATGGTGCTGTCACGACGAGACGTATATAATAAAATGAGGTTATAGCACTTGTAACCTTTACTGGTGTATTCAAACTCACTGGTGTACTGGATGTTAAATCTGTCCATGTAATCAAGTTTGAAGATCCTAATACTTTACATGCTGTTATGTTTGTTGATTGAATTGTAAAGTATTGTATATTAGTGGATGCAGCTGGTAGTTGAATCTGTAACCATTCTCCTATAATTCCACTGGTTTTATAAGGGTCTACAATACTTGTACCATTTTGGAAAGTAACTGCAAAGTTTTGAGCATTTGTCAATGTGAATGAATAACCATCAGCGCTTAGGGCAATTCCAGATTGTGATGATGTAATTAAACTTGACAATAGTGTGTTTGATGTCCATCTATATGTAGTAGTACCTCCCGATATATATTTACCACGAGTCGCCTGTATTAAATCTCTGAAATCTGTACAATTGAAAATTATGTTATTACCGTAATATAATGCAAACCCATTTGCAAGTAAAGATGTAGGTGGTAAAGATCCAGTTAGATTCTGGTAAAAGTTTGTAGAAACGCCATTAAATGCCAGCCGAGCATTCGCAGCATTTGAACTTGCAGTTACACTATATGGTCCAACCGATTCGGAGCTATATTTTGTAGTATAATCAAACCCAGATGTTATATATTGTGGGAATAAAGCAGTTCCATTGTAATCGTAATATTGTATCGTATTTATTTGTGACGTGGAATACGATGAGAATATGAGATTACTCACTGGTCTATACGTATCCAATGGAAAAGACATTGTGTTTGATTGTGTGTACATATTCGCAACCGATAAGAGTTTTGTAAGTGCTGGCTGAGCACCTGTATTTGCGTATACAGTAAATGATGACGGGAATGGATTTGCGCAGATTGTTATTGAATTTGCATTTGCATTATAAGGTACATTTCCTATTATATTCGCAGACTGTACATTTGATCCACCAAAAATTGTATAATCCGAAACTATATTCATAGTCAATCCAGTCATTTTAGGGCTGATTCTACCATTCACGTCATATAGAACAAGTCCGTCGAGTGCAACAATATTTGACCCAGGTATTGATTCTTTTATAGATAATCTGAATCGTGAAATGAAACTTTGAGTTGCTAATGGATAATACACATTAGACCCCGAATTTGTATCTCTAATCGCTTCGGAATCGTCTCTTATTTCCCATGAACCTATATATGGATTGAGTAATGAATATCCAACAACCTTTGTCGGAAATGGGAATGTTATGTCAACATTAGCTCGTACACTTAATGGCTGTAAACTTGTAGAATTGTATGAATTATTTGACCAAGTTGTCGTTGAGTCGTCGTCAAATGGATATATATTACTACATGTGTATTGATTAAAGAATGATACGGCTGGTAAAACTTGAGGCGGTGCTGTAAATGTATTATCTGTAAATGTAGGTAAAACATATTTAAAAGTTGAATCAAGTAGTTGAATATCAGTTGCTGAAATTACATTGAGTGTTCCATATTTCACCCGATTTGTGATTATGGTAAAAGACTTTTGTGGTGATGGAAATGCTGGAGTTCTAAACAGAGAATAGTTGCCATAAATCTCTGGATTTATAAATGTTCCAAAAACAGTTTTAGAGTCACTATACGCCACAGTTATATTTGATATATTCGCATTACTCAAAATACCACCAAGCTTAAACGAACTTGCTACATTTATAGTTAGCGATTCTTGACCCACCCCACCAAATACATTCACGTCTCGTATATTCAAATTTACTGGATCAATTTGGGAGTTGAGTTGGTTACAATTTGCATCCAAAATTGAGAATTTACCTATATTAAATGTAGTAACAGATGTATCATATGTATTTTTACAAATCAATCTATAATATCTAAACGGTGTGTTTACAGCTTTGAACAAATATGTATTATTAATAGATGGTATAAACCCAGTGTTTATATTTGAAACGTACCAATTCACGCGTTCGTTTGAACCAGCTATTGTAAATATATTCGCAGTTGACCCCACATTAATAACTTGTATTGAGAATATATTTGCGGATACACTCTTTGGGAACCCAATCTCAACCCATCCACCATATAATAATTTTGGTGACGAGTCTATTACAAATGTACTTGATATACTTGCATTCTTGATAATCTCATCATTTGTTACAACTGATTGAACACTTGTATTGAAACTATCAAACTGCTGCGATAACGATGAATATGAACTATTTATACTATAAACGCCGACGAGAGCTGTATTTATGCACTTGTAAACAAGTGTTGAATTATTATACATGTATGGAGTAACTTCATTACAATTACTAAATAACCTAAGATTACTCATATATACACGTTCGGCTCCATACGTTTCAGTCACAGTCATTCTGTATTTTGTATAACCCTTTGATGGATTCACTGTAAACACATTACTTTTTCCATCCCATTGTATCGCGTCTATAGTTTCGTATGTTGATGGTATAGCAGTTGTACTTCCGCTTAAAATCCAAGCGGATGCATTCGTTGTAACGCTATAATCTGTTATTTTTGTATCCATTGGTAATGTATATTCAACGTATTCACCAGCACTTGTCATACAATTTCCACCAAAAGATCCGGGTACATTTACAAGTCCATATCTATCATAAAATTTAATATTATTCATATTTACTCTCTGCGCACCAGATGGAGCAGTAGCAGTTACTTTTATATTCTTGTATGGGGGTGAATTTTGAGTGAGTGATAATATAACATTTGTGAATAGTTTAGGTGTGAGACTACTTATAGCTACAATCCCATTATTGAATGTAAATCCAGTTGGGTAGTCCATAATACGTCTGGTTGTACTATTTTCAGCGAAAACCCAATCAGTTGTATCTGTATACTCCTGTACACCAACAACTATTGATACATCAACTTCGTATGATGAATATATACGTAAAGTATATAATGTACCAATAGTACATCCCGAAAACACAAAATCAACCGGTTGTGGCAGAATTGATCCACCAGGTACTGATATGGTCCCTGTTTGGACCGTTCCTGCGTTGAACCATATACTTATAACTGTACCTGGAGTACCTCTGAATCGTAACGTAAAACTACTTGTATGTGCATATATGTATCCATATGCATGAACACCATTTGTCTGTCCAGAAATTCTGGTACTTATTAAGCCAGAGTAATAATTACGCAGACCAGGGGTTGTTGTCAAATATTGTTCGTTTATTGGTGTAGGTGGTGACAAGTACCCTTCTTGTATAAATAACCCAACCGATATGGAATTTTCATACGTCATCTTTGTGAGTACATTGACGTTACTAAAAGTTGTCGTGAATGAAACATCACCGGTAACAGAATTTGATGTCCAATTTCTATTTGTTTGATCAAATGTACCGGATGCCGCCACGCCTGGGTTTACAAGTGGGGTATACGTTGTACCATATACTGGATAATCTAGAGTTTGTACTTTGATAACATTTGATCGCGCGTATAGATTTACAGAGTTTATAATCGCACTTGTATTACCAATTGTTTCTGTAATCACAAGCCTATACGCGTTATTTGAAATGAGATTTGAGAATGTATATGCAGTTCCATCATCAACCATGTAAATATTAGATTGTTTGTCAACCGGCACCGATGAAAATGTAGACCCATCAACCGATTCCAATAGTGTAAACCCAGCTGGTCTTGGTGTTACCCTATACGAAAAGATTGGATTTTTAGATGGTACATTCAATTGTACCCATTCACCGGAAACTCCAGCAGTTGTTGTCGTACCTATATATTTTCCACCAAACTTTGTATCATACGTCACGAGTTGGGTCTGTTGTGTGAGTACAGGTGTAATTTCACCCAAACTATTATATAAGGAAACGAATTGAATATAACATCCAGCACTTGCTGTAACCGTAAATGTAGTACCAGTTTGTGTTATATAATACACTATACCACTCGTATACCCTGAATTACCACCGAACGAATATGTTCCCCCACTTGAAACAATAGCCATAATACTTGTCATGGTTACCGATTGTGGAAATGTAATTGTAACTGTTGTTGATGATGAAGATGTATCAATTCTACCTATAACATTTGGTGCATTTGTAGTATATGTACCAACTGGACAGTTTGCTATAGAAGTGTTTGATGTATACGTACCGAATGATTTAACAACTGGTCGCCCATTTTGGTCACATAGTAAAAGATAGTCTATTGATGCATATAAAGTTGACGATTCGGTTATTACAAATCTATATGTTGAATATGACGATGGAGATGTGATTTGATACAATTCACCACCATTAATAACACCTGATTTGGAGTCTATAATCGTTGATCCACCATACAAACTCCAACTATTTGATTTTGTTTGTATTATATATGAACTCACTTGAACCGCAAAGGGTAAATTAAATGTAATTGATGCACCACCGCCTATATTTGAACATACACCACCATTTGTAAAAGTTCCACTGATTTCCTGTACACTAGAAATAACACCCGACGTACTAGAAGTTCCCATGTAAAATTTAAATCCGGGGTCAAGATTCAATGCGGTTATTCTCAAAGCAGTACTTGTATTCGCCACCATGCTATAACTGGTTGAAGGTGTGAGATAGAAAATGTTACTATTTTGGCCAGTGATTCCAGTGAATTTATTAGCTTGGGTAAATCCAGTGACTGCCGATGGACCAACCCAAACGTTCGTGAATGTACCTGTAGCAGATGATGAACCATTTGAACATATAATAACCGTATTTGACAAGGTAATATTTGACATTATATTTCCATAAAACATATACTTGTAACTTGGTATGAGGGTCGGTTCTATAACCCCTCTGAACGGAACACTCTTTTTCATGAGTAGACGAGGATTCTGCCCGAAATCTTCTTGTCCGGGTCTATATACCGAAACATCAAGACCATCCGTAAAAGACATGGCGCTATTTGAAGTTGCATTTAAAAAGTTTACCCTTCCATCGGTAAAGTAAATTTGTATATTACCTATGTATACATCCTTTGTACCAGATGTTGTTGGTGTATCCGTAATCACAAACCTAAAAGATTTATAATCTGTAGTACCTCCTACATATGCAACCGTTGACCCATTATTAAAATTAAACTTGCCAATTTTTGTAAAATTTGTGTTCACCGAGTCGTTAAATGTTGTTGACCCGTGTATATTCATTGATAAAATGTTTGTATCCGATATTATAATTTTTGATATGGTATTACCAACAAACGTTGAATATTGTACATAATGCCCGAGACTTGTCGCTCCGGTTGGACCAGTTGTGATTGCACCAGTATAAGGACCACCACTTGACCCGTTTACGTTTGTATTTGTTATCGGGTAGCCAGCTGTATAAACACTAAATTTACTCAATGTTACTTGTGACTGTGTAGCTATGGATTCAACCTTGAGTGCAACTTTATATACATTATGAGGTTGTCCATCTGAAAAGTATATCGTATTGGCAGATGCCCCTGGTGAAAAAGTAATTGTGTTTGAATACGCTATACTTTCAGAAGATGCAGATGGTGCAGACGTCACTCCATAGAATGTTACTCTACACGTTTGATTTACAAAAAACTTTATATTTGAAATTGGTCTTGGTTGAGCTAACATATTAACAATAAATGTTGGATTTGTAACACCACCAACATATAATCCACCTCTGGTTTTATCAACATCACTTGATGCTATACTTGGATTACCACTTGTTAATTTATTAGCTGGTATAATAGTAACTGCATTTGGATCTAATATATCCCCTATTGAAATTTGTCTATTGACTGTATACCTATAATTTAAACCATAATCGCCACCTACATTATTATTAAATCTAGTAATTTGTAGATTAACGTTATTTTTTGTAGATGATACTAAACTTGTAGCTGTTATAGATATACCATTCGCATCCGAATAAAATGCGTAAACACCCGATGCATCGGGGGTTATAGCCGGGGTTTGTAGAGTTCCATTTATTATAGGATTAACTGTATATGTTAATCCAGTTCCACCAGTTATCGAAAATTGTGAATTCGCTCGTATTAATTTATAGATTGACGATTCAAGCTTTTTTACAACACTACCTGAATTGGTTAATGAAAATGAAAATGGTTCGTATGTTGAAAATGTTGAATTTGTGCATGTAGGTACTTCACGTGTTGCCCCATACTGACCAAATGTTTTACCCGCAAATGAATATGTATATCGTATATAAGCTGGTGTAGATAGGAATGTTGTGTTACCAGAACCATCTATAAAATTTGTAGATTGTCCCCACGCATTAGTAGGTAATGCCGCATTAGTTGCAACTATTTTAAATATATACTGCTCATTTGCTTGTATTGATATTGTTGACGGTAAAGAAAATGTAATAGGTGATTTCTGTATGGATATTGGACCACTACTAAGAGTAGTACCTGATTTATAAATATAGACTAACATTGGATAACTAAAAGTAAAATCAAGGTATACCTGGGATATACTCGCAGGACCTGGTAACGCGCTTGAAACACTTGCACCCACAGATGTATAGTTTTGTGTGTAATCTAGATTTGTAAAATTAATTATACCAGTTGCAATTGGTAAAGTACTTGAAATTATTTGGCTTGCTGATATACTTGGCGATGGAGTTATGGTTTTTGTTTCAGAATATTGTATGTTACCAGCCTCATCTGTTACTCTTGGGGCACACGAAGTAGTTGGTATCATACCATTTTTTTTTATATGTGTAATAGATATCTCTACTTTGTCAACATCAGATTGAGTTATTGTATATATTTGTTGTGAAGATGTAAAAGTTGTAGCTACAGTACCCAGCAAATTACCGCTACGGAATATGTTTATAAGAACACGATATTCTGTAATACTACTATAACTTGTAAAAAAGTTTGAAAAATCAATTTTTTTTATTTGTATATCTCCATTGGTTCTGGTTGATGAATATGTATACAAACTATTATTAAATGGGTATTGATTGTAGGTGGTATTTGTAGTTATATCGGATGTTATAGTAAATGGTGTAGTTGTAAATATATATCCACCAGTCATCGCTAGAACAATAACAGCTACTGCGGATGTTGATAGACCTAACTGATTCTGATATGTAAACCAAACATAAACATAACTATCATCATAATCATAATATGTATATGCACCACCAAAATCAGTTCTGGTGGTACCAGCTGAATTTACAACGGAAAAAAGTGAAGGATCTGGATTAAAAGTATCAACATAAGATGGAATTTGATCATGATTAATTGTAAATTTATATAAAAGGTGACATACAGTAACACCTGCCGGAATAAATGGTTTGCCGGTGGCGGCGATATAATTCATAGCTACCTTTGTTGTGGATAGTCCAGCCGCTATCATATCGTCTAAATTAGAAGGTGTTGTGATATAAAAAGCAGCACTAAGAGTAAATTGTGTTCCACTTTTAAAAACTCCGAACCTAGAACCTATACCAATTGGATCTGAAACTGGTTGGTTTATATATGGATTTCCAGCATAGGTTGTTACAACAGGTAAATAAAAATCAATCTGTTTGTTATTGTATGTATTTACCTGGGTCAAAAATTTACTTGATGCAGATGGAGGTACTTGATTTATTGCAGATGAAATAATTGAAAATACTGGAACATACTCACCACCTGAAATAGTAGCAGTAGCTATACCTACATTTTGATTTGTAAATGTAAAATTATTAAATCTCGCACTTAATAAATCCGATACATCAGTATACTTTAAATACTGAGTAATTTGGTCAGCATCTAAATAATTAAGAATAATTAAAAAATCCCCATACACACCGCCTTGTGTGGGACTAACTACCGAACCCCCAATATGATTTAAAAAATTTGAATAACTAGCTGGAATAGATGATGTGTACTTAGTTGTCGGAGTGAAATGTAATCGAAGTTGATTAGAGACAACCTCGGTAGAATCAATCCCCGAAATAGATGGAAAAGAACTAAATGATGTGAATGCTGGATTACGACTTAATGTTATATAAAAATCTGGTGCAGTTGGATCTCCATTAACAATATAATCAGCCACTGACATAGTACCTGACGCAGTGTATCCGAATAACGCAGCAATGTTTGTTATACTCAACCCAGATGGAGAAGAACCAAGAGTGTACGTATTACCACTATAATACGCGAATGATGAAGCCGTGAATGTAGTTGTTGGAGACGCATCAACCCCGGCAACCCAAGTTGTAAAGTCTGATGTGGTCAAACACATGGTAGATGATGGTAGATAAGTTGCAGATGCAGGTGTTTGTGGTGAATAATTGAATGTTTGACCAGTTGATTGGTACCCAGATGGAAGTGTTGTTGGGAATGTTATAGATGCCGATGGAGGTGTGGTTGTAGTACCAGAAAATTCATTATATACGTTTGTTGTTGTGAGCGTACCATTAGGTGCCCAATATGTGGGTGGAGATTGGATATAATTATAAGCTATTGTATATTGCCCAAGTAACATGTAAGAAAATGATGATGACGGTGTTGTGTAACTAACTGTAGTACCAGGTGGTTCATCAAAATCTGTATAAGATGTAGCTCCAGATGTTGTCGAACCTGCAATTGTATAATATTGAGGTGTACTATATGTTATCTTATAATCGGCTGTTCCAAACAAAAAACGGATTGGTGTGGTTACAAAAGCAACGTATGCGTTTGTGACGTTGGCACTTGCGGTCATGTAAGCATTTGATCCATAGTAAGTAAAATAATCATATACTATATTCACCGTAGCCGTAGCAGTTGATACATTTGTTGTACCGACCCATGAGTATGGGGTTGTATTTATAAAAGCATTCCCAGTATTTGTAACATTACCATATACTCCACATGGTAATAAAGAACCATAAGCACTATTTGAAATCCATGTTGATGAATTACCAAAAAGATTTGATGCATCACCTTGATAAACACTATAACTATTTGATGAAGTATATATACCAGGTGTGAGTGAAAATATACCAAAGTTATTTGTACTTATCCATGCATTACCAATATTTGAAACGCAATAGGCATTTACGGTGTTTGACGAAGCGGATGTACCAAATGTACCAGATAGTAAAACATTACCATAAATGTTACCAGAGTACCAAGTTGTCGCTGAATTAGAATCAAATGCAAACCAAGCAAATGTTGATCGAGTATTTGAAGTTCCATAGACATTACACAATCCACTTATTGATGTATAGCCAAACGCATCATTTGCAGTCCAAGACGTATCTGTATTGTAATCAAATGAGTTTGAAATATATAAAGAATTTGAGGTTGAATTTATACCAAACCCAGATGTAAACGCCTTTTGATATGTCGGATCAGATGTCCAAGATTTCCCACTTGTATTCGCTACAAAATATGAATTGGCCACGTTTGATGTAGCTGTTGTTGAGTATATACCATTTGATGTACCATATCCGTAAATTGATTTATCTACATCCGAAACCCATGGTTGGGTAACAGTATCTGCAAATAATGCTGGTGTAAGTTGTGCATTTACACTTGCTGTATTTATATACAGTCCAAATGCTTCAAACTGACCATATTGATCAACGACTGATTTGTAAGTTCCACCTGTGCTCGTGATTACACTTGCAGGTGTTGGATTTATAGTATATTGTCCAGAATCTATGAAAACTCCATACGAATTGGCTGAAACCCATTCATTACTTCCATTTGTAAAAGCATTCATAGCATTTGTACCGGAACTTACATTTCCTATGAGATATGTACCAACATCATCTGAATAAAACTGTTGAGAATCACTTGTCCATGATGTATAATCTTTACCATCATTTACAGCATATGCATTTGCAATATTTGAAGACGCCGAAGCAGTCACTGTAACAGATGTTACATTTCCATATGCTGACTTGTCTGATATCCAACTCGCGCCAGCATCATCACCAGTAGTTGCATTGTATGCGTTGTCAGTATTTGAAGATGCATCAATATAATATGTATTCTTTTGACCGTATATTACATCTGATTTCCAAGCATTTGGAGCAAGTGCCGATGATTTCCAAGCATTTGAAGTATTTGAAGATGCTGACGCTGTATAGGTTATAATAGTAGTGATAGGTTGTTCGGATCTCCATGAGGTATCACGAGCTTTCCATGCGTTTGAATTATTTGAGGATGCGATTATAGTATAATTACCAACCGAATATGGCGATTCTATAAATGTTGTTTGTGCATTGAGTTTATTTGGTGGGAAAACATCGGCTGAGTTTATACTCCGCTGTGTATAGTTTGTATTATGGAACATCAATTCAGCACCAGTGTAATTATACTGTTCGGTTGTTTTACCGTTTACGGTGTAAGAATATGTAAACGCGGCTGGGATCTTTACGGGTGGTGTTGCTATAAATTTTATAGGACCACGTAGAGCCACATCATTTAAATTTGTCAAAAGGTTTGTCTGTGAGATTTGAATTTCAAGTGGTGCTCCACTTGAAAAAAAGTCCCGTTCTGGTTTATCAAGGTATATGTACATGATATGAACCTCATAATTATATAAAGATGGGTCGTATGTGGTTCCGAATGATAGTTTTAAATACATTGGATCAAAATTTAAAGAAACGAGAGGGAATGGTAAATCGGTACAGAATGAAAATGCAAGTGGTAAAAATGTAGATTCTGCTGTATTCAAATTAAGTTTGGAAAAATTTCTGGACATGATGGTTGGTGCTACATACCGTATGAAATTTATATTTTGGGTATCTACAAGAGTTTGACCAATATACCATTTAAATTCATTTATAGTTTGCCAGTCCCATGACAGTGTCAGGCCAGTTGATGCAAGAGTTCTCGTAAGGTATATATATGATACTAAATCACCGCGCGGTGATATCTTTATAATGTCTCCCTCAATCACCGTTTTGTATTGTATCATTGAAAAAGGAGTGTGTCTCTTGTATAAAGACTCCATCTTGGTGTTAAACAATATTTATTTTTATATAGTTTAACATCAATGGTAAATCTACCAATAATAGACTATGAACGTGAGCATCTATTCAGATGTGCTACACAAGACTCTCACATAGGAAGTTCGCTTGTGTTTGTGTGCCTACTTTTTATAACAATTGTTTTGATTATTCGGTATAATGATAAAAAGGAGTCGAGGTCTTTTTAGAAATTTTACGAAAATTGTAAAATTTCGCAATCGTCTTGTCACCCAAGACACTACTTTTGAAATCAACTTCATCAAGGGTGAGACGTGTTACACGGAACAGTTTTTGGTGCATACATGCACTCATGTATTTTGTCCAGGTTGTTGCTGGTCTGAATTTCTTGACTGTACCATCAACATAAACGGTTGGGAATACACAGGCTGATGTTAAAAAATAAGGCATGAGTTGCCATTCACCATCATACATTTTAGAATCAAATAGTGCAGCGTCACTCAGTGATTGCATAATTTTATTAATCTTTTCATGAGACATTTTACCTGATATGTAATTTTCGTGAACAAATCCCATGACATTACCATGTTCTGATGATATTATATCCAACAGTGGCAACTTTGAAGTTGTTTTTGTTGACATGTATGTTTTCATAACATCAATCGGTTCGTGGATAACATCCTTGTGATGAAACCCAATTGATAATTGTCGTCTATCTGGTCCAGACAATTCAACTGGTATAGTTCCTTCTATATACTTTGTTGAAACTAGGATTGTTGACGATTTGGATACAGGTTTTAGAAAATAGGAAGCACCAGGTCTACTCACGAGACCGTCAAAATTATCAATCAGGATGTTTCTTTTTATATTCTTGACGCGGTCAATAAAATCCAGGGTGGATTCTTTTGATTTCAACACATCCTCGTCAATTTCTATAAAATCAATATTTGCATGGACCCATGTCGTTTTTCCACAACCAACTGGACCAAACACACATACAACTTGACACGTGTCTGTAAATGTATCATTTTTTCTAGGCCTATTCATAAAGCGATCCATGATGGATGATGACGAGTCTTCTACTATCACAAAACAACTTTTGATTATGGCGTGGCAAAACGAACAGATTAAGGTTTGTATTATTAGCTATATAACCTTTAATTTTATAATTTTATTTTTGAATATTCTTATACTATACAAGGTTGTGTATAAATCAAATTAAAGAGTATACGTATTTATTTATAAATGAGCCTCAAAGTTACCAAGCTTATCCCACATGCAATTATCCCATCTCGCGCAACAACCGGTGCAGCTGGATACGACCTGTACAGTGCGGAGGGGTATGTTCTCCTCCCACAGCACCGTGTCATTGTATCCACTGGAATTCAAGTTGCTCTACCAGACGGTGTGTATGGCCGAGTAGCGCCCAGGTCAGGTTTGGCTGTCAAACATGGCTTGGACGTAGGGGCAGGTGTAATTGATCCAGATTATACTGGTGAGCTCAAGGTTGTTTTGTTCAATCACGACCCGAAACAGACTTTTGTCATCCGCCCGGGGTATCGCATTGCTCAGCTGATCCTTGAGAAGTATGAGACTGTTGATATTGAGGAGGTGTATGGAGATATGGGAATTTCTACCGATCGCGGTATGAATGGATTTGGTTCTACCGGCCAGTGAGCATATGTATTCCAGCCACACCACCATATATCTTTGCCGCTGTTGGTGACGAAGATATAACATATGCAAAAATAATTGATATGATTAAAAAAATAATTGGTACAATAATCAAACCATAAGGTACCCATTTAGGGAATGTGGATCTGGTTGGACTGTAATTCGGCGGTGTATTATTATCATAATACACCTTGACTTTACTTCCAGGTAATTGTGTATTTGTAAATGACACGGTCGTATTTCCAGTTGGAGTTTGTACTTCAATCGGACATACGCGTTGGTTACAATTATTATTCGTACATGTTTGTGTACACGATTGTGCACTAATCACTGTAAACGTATTTGAATTTGGAAATGCATCGGGTGTCTTTAACAAGTAGGCACCAACTGGTATCAATGAGGATGCTATTAAACTCGTTACAATCACGCCGGAATAAGCATTAAATCTACCGAATGTTCCAAGTGCATTTTCCATTTACTATGTAACAATATATTAAATGGATAATACGCTTGTACTGTAAATGGATGTATATATGCTCGTTGATTGCTCATGGTCGGCTGAACATCTTAAAAAAAGTGTTGTTGAATACATACATGTTTTGGATAAAACAGAGCTGACGTATGAAATTTATACATTCACCTCAACTATTGATTTGCTATCTACAAACCAGTGTATACACGACTATGATATTGGTGGTAGAACATGTTTATATGACTCAATAGGTGAATTGGTACACATGATAGAAAAACTCACACCGCATTTACCACCTGATATTATTGTATGGACGGATGGAGACGATACAGGAAGTGTTTTATATACTCGTGGTGAGATTCAAGCACTTATTAACGTATATATTGAAAAAGGGTGGAGGTTTACATTTCTATATAAAAATCCATTCAAACTCAAAACTAAAGAATATAGATGTTGTTAATATATAATGGAGTTTATGTGTACCTCATGGGAAGGTGAAGATCGTGATGGTGAATATACAATCACGGTATACGGTCGGACTTCATCTGGAACATCTGTATCTGTATCAACACTCTTCAACCCATATTTCTATGTAAAGGTTCCACCGAATACAACGTGTGACCAATTATGGCAAAAACTTGTATTTTTTGAACAGGGTGGAAAGTATAAAAAGATTGAAAACGGGCCAACAAAATATGAAAAGGTTCGCGGTAAAGAACTCATGGGGTTTACAAACAATATCCAATTTACATTTATGAAATTTGAATTTACATGTCTCGAACATCTTCGTAAATTTGTATGGAAATGTAAGAATAACCGTCTCAAGGTGTATGAAAATACAATTTCACCATTACTGCGATTTATGCATCGCACAGGTGTAAAATCAACTGGGTGGGCCAAGGTGACTGATTATAGTAAAGCATATCTCACAACTTGTGACGTAGATGTGTTTTGTAAAAATTGGAAAAATATAGAGCCAATTGACCGTGATGATATTGCACCAATTAAAATTACATCGGTGGATATTGAGTGTTATAGTTCAACTGGTAAATTTCCAGATGCGGATGTTCAAGGTGATGACATGTTCCAAGTTGCTTTTACTACAAAAGTATATGGAACAAATGAAATCACTCAAAAATGTTTCTGTCTAAAAGAGACTGCTGGGTATGAGTGGTTCAATACAGAGTGTGAGCTTTTGACGGCAATGTCTGAATATATAGTAAAGTTGGATCCTGACATTATTACCGGGTGGAATATATTCGGATTTGATTTGGAATATATTCACAAACGTATGATCATATCAAAGGTTGAACCATATGTGTTTTGTATGGGGCGACGACGTATGGATCCTTGTAAACTTGTAGAGAAGCAACTATCGTCAAGCGCACTTGGACAGAATATTCTCAAGATGTTACCAATGTCTGGACGATATATATTTGATTTATTTCATGTCATCAAGGCGGAACACAAACTAGAGTCGTATTCATTGAACAATGTATCAAAAGAATTTTTGGGTGATTGTAAAAATGACATGCCTATCCACGAACTGTTTGATCATTATAGGATTGGTAATATAGACAATCTTGGAAAAGTTGCGGATTATTGCGTCAAGGATACCGAACTCCCAATAAAACTTATGGATAAACTCTATACGATTGAAAATTTGGTGGAGATGGCGAAAGCAACGTGGGTACCGTTGAATTATCTAAGTGAACGTGGTCAACAAATCAAGGTGTTTTCACAAATTGCTAAAAAGGCGCGAGAACTTGGGTTTATGATTCCAACACTTGACAAGATGAAGGTTGATTCAGAGTATGAAGGTGCAACAGTACTTGAAGCTCAAACAGGTGCATACTACAAACCAATCACAGCCCTTGATTTTGAAGGTTTGTATCCATCAATCATGGTTGCACACAATTTGTGTTATTCCACCATCGTTCTTAAACCAGAATATGATAATCTACCAGGTGTTGAGTATGAAACACACGGTAATTTCAAGTTTGCTCAAAATGTGGAAAGTCTTTTACCAAACATCCTTTCAGAGTTGAAAGCATATCGTAAAAAGGCCAAGGTTGAAATGGCCAAGGCTAAAAATACACCATTATATCACATTTACAATGGTCGGCAGTTGGCGTATAAAGTATCTATGAATTCAGTATATGGGTTCACGGGTGCCGCAAATGGTATGCTTCCACTCGTAGCTATTGCATCAACCGTGACTGCACAGGGCCGATTTATGATTCAACAGTCCAAAGAATACGTAGAGGCTCATTTTGATGGTGCTCAGGTTAGGTATGGTGACACTGATTCTATAATGGTTGAGTTTGATGTTGGTGAACGCACGGGAATAGATGCGATTGAATATTCGTGGTCACTTGGTGAGAGGGCTGCAAAGGAGATTACCAAACTATTTAAACCACCAAATAATCTAGAGTTGGAGAAGGTGTACTGTCCATACTTTTTGTATTCTAAAAAGAGATATGCGGCCAAAATGTGGGTAAAAGGGGCTACTGAAATGGAGATGGAAAAAATTGACATCAAAGGATTACAGGTGGTCAGGAGAGACACGTGTGAGTTTGTACGTGATGTGTGTCAGGAGGTTATTAATATAAATATGAATTCTGGCAACTCTAAAGAATATATAGAGTTGAAGAAGGCGGAACTCTTGAGTGGTAAGGTGCCCATGGAAAAACTCATTCTGAGTAAAAGACTTGGCGATTCGTATAAATCCACGAATCTGGCACATATCCGCGTTCGTGATAAAATCAAGGAGAGGGCACCTGGTTCAGAGCCTAGATCTGGTGATCGTGTTCAGTTTGTTATTGTAAAAACAACTGGAAAGGGTGCCCGTATGTATGAAAAAGCAGAAGACCCAACGTGGGTCACCGCCAATAATTTAGAACTTGATTATGCTTATTACTATAAGCATCAATTTGAAAAGCCAGTAAATGATTTAAATATTTAGCTTCTGTATTTATAAATGGAACAATTACTTGAGAATATAACAAAACAGATTCGCCCAATCATTCAAGACGAGTTTGAGCGCCATGAAAATACACACCGCCACACTCTTTTTGAATTTCAGAGTAAAAAATATGACATTCCATTTTCAAGGCTTGTAACTGATTGGCGAAATCTTCAACATAATGTTATTGTTGATAATAGATGTCATGCTATGAATGGAAAAGGTAAGATTTGTAAAAATAAATCTAGATTGAATGGATATTGTCATTTACACGCGAGTCACTATAAGCCACCAATATCACAAGAGGTGGTTGGTACACACGCCGTACAACATAATCACACACTCCCACCACTTTGGAAGGATGGATGTCCGGCGTGTATTCTTCAAAAACCTTTTAGAGATTTGGGAGATTGTTTTAGTAATAATGACTAAATCTGATGCGCTATTAGAATCGCTTGTTGAATTTTTTGATATACCAGAGAATAATAAACAACTTTGTGACATTCTTCAACGTAAAACTGGTGTTTCACTTCGTAACCTAGAATGGTACATTACTATATATGCCAAAAATATAAACTTGGCATATGACACCCCAAATGGTAAATTTTCAGTTCATGTAGCGTATAAATCAAGTCTCGTTGGATATTCTAAAAAACTATTTGATCCGTTTTGTAGGACTGAACGGATTACATTCAAAGGTCTCACAACGACTGTTGCTCAACTAAACTTTATACGCTGGTGTATCAAAAATTCAATCATAGATCATATGCGTGAAAATGGTAACATCAAGTGTATAAAAGACTCCCAAATCCATTCGTAAACTTTAAAATATTATACCCGTAGTGATATACGTTAAATGTATAATTTGATGAAACATCGGTTGCAATTTGATCATTCATTTTAAAGTCTATAAATGAGCTTTTAGATGGAACGAGTGAAAAATCAAATGTACCATCTGTATTATATTCTTTTGGTTCGGTCCCAAATGAATACATGTATAATTCATTTGATGGAGTTGACAAGTTGTAATTGAGAGGTTGGATATACTTGTAAAATTTAAGTGCCTCCACGGTTGTTGTTATTTCAATATTATTTATAAAAATTCGTAAAAATATAAACGGGTCTACATTTTGTAAAATACTATTCTTTGTATATGTATATCCAAATCTAAAGCGATCATCGTAAAACGATATTGTATTTACATCCTCTGTATCTTTTCGCCTGAAAAACCAAGCCGTGAGTGATATTGGGAAGTTTACTGTAAAATTAAACCGACCAGTTCCTGCTGATAATACATTTGTTGGTTCTTTATAAACTTTATTAATGTATATATTCGGTTGAGTTTGTATAACTTTGAAACGCTCTTCCGGTGTGAGTGTTATAGTTTCAACAACCAATATCGGTGGAGATGCTAAATCTATTTTCATGGTTGAATTTGTAAAGAATGTTTGCGTTTGAAATTCCACAGTCACGTAAATCAATTGATTCAAAACTGCACATGCTGGAAAAAAAGGTCTAGTTGTACGATCTCTCTCTGTCCTATATGGTGAATGTCTACGACTGAAAAAGAATTCAATTGGTATGAAAAGTTCAACCTCGGTTGGGTTTATTTTATAAGCCTGTTTAAAATCATCCGAATCAAATGAATATCCGTTATTCAAAACCTGAAACATTCCATTTTTTTCATCAGAATCTAATAATATCTGATCTTTAATAACAAGCCAGTCTGCTGTTATAGTTTCTATAACTTGATCATTTAAAGAAAATGTAAAAGATTTTATAATAGTCCTGCCTATATTATCACTATAATTTTCACCAAGTGTTAATTTCGGCAACTTTATATTCAAATGCATATTACTTATCAAGTCACCACCAAGTGTCTTTGGGTTTATAATAAATTGTTGAATGGTGCCTATATAAGGTTCATTCGTTGTTATAAAATTCACTTGATCTATAGAAAATGCAGTATGCTGTTGTATAGGATTATGGAAATTTGGTTGTATATTTGAATAAACGAGTAAATCTTGTGGGCCAATAGCCTCAAGTGCCAATCTGGATCCAGACATCCTTATTATAATCTTGACATTATAATAAATGTGGTGGAAAATCTTGGTTGTGTATGCAGTCTTAATGTTTATGATTCCAAAGATTATAACAAAACCAACAAAGATAAAGGTGGTTGATGATATTGTCATGTATACAACCATGAACAATGAATATATATTACACTCGGCTGTTATTATTGGTGCTTCAATATTTATAGTGGAAAAATGGTGGAATGAAGGTCTTCAGGGACACGTTGCATAATTTCAAAAGTCTTTTGACTCTTGGCAAATGTAACCTTATTATCGTAAGCATGTTTCATATATTTCATCAAACTTTCAATGTCAGGGTTGCCCCATACCATATCCTTTTTGAACAAAAAATCATCAACACCAACGGGTGCTAATGTACACGGGATTATATATGGCGTATCAATATACTCGGTTGATGCTCCATACTCCGTGATTATAACTGGCTTGTCGCGTATGGCAGCTTCTATTGCACCCATACCAGCACCCTCTGAATGTGAAAATGATACGTAACAATTACATCTACGGTGTAAAATCTCCATCTCATCAGTCGTCAACATATCATTGATGATAAAAATATTTGGAAAATTGACTTTAACGAGATGGTTACACGACGCTTTGAGGACAAGGTAACATTTAGGTAAATTAAGTGTCATGAAAGCATTTATGATTCCGGCTATATTTTTACGTACATCAATTATATTTCCAATGTGATAAAAAATATAACCATCTGTTGGTATAACAGGTTTCCATTTAGTTGTTGGTGCTATGTTATAAACGGTGCTCGCGTAATGATACAACACCTTAAATGTCCCCTGTGGAAACTGACGTTTTAGAATGTTTGCTGAAAATAGACTTGGTGTGTAAAATGTATCAGACAATTCAAAAAGTTGTCCATAATATTCATGAACAGTCTCTGTTTCACACACAGTCATATAAATGGTTTTTTTACAAAAATTCTTGTAATATTTAGCAAATTGTATAGTATCTGGGGTTGGGATAATGAAACAGAAACATGCATCGTATGTTCCATTAACTTGTTCACCAAATTGTATATATTTAGAATCCTTTACGAGTTTTGATAATGTAAATGTAACCTGTCCAATTCCTGAAAGTAGACTTGACCCTATAAATAGAATCATCTATTTTACTTGGGTGTATCATCCTTAATTACATCACCCATCTGCTCAAAGTTTTTCAGGGCTACACGAAGTGCATGCTTCTCAGCATCCTTCTCCGAAAACTCAAAACCATCCTCGTCAACAGACGACACCATCTTTTCAAAAATAGTCTTGTACAGCTCTGAATCAAGCACCTGATCCTTCAGCTCACCCTTGAGATCCTTGACACGCTGATTCGCCTTGGCGAGCTTTGCAAGAAGGTCCTGAATTGTAGTCATCTTGACTAATATACAATTGAAATCTTTAATTTCGTGTTTATTAACCGAAAAAAATGTATTATGCAACCATAAGTTGTTATACCAAATGACTACCAACAAACAAATGGAGTTGATATGGGCTCAGATTGATGAATATCAAGCACAACCAGATGTACCACCATCGTCTTTTTATTTTTGTATATGTGGTTCGCCAAAGGTGTTTGAGCATGGTGAGCTACCAACGTGCCACGAGTGTGGACGAATGGATGATTCATTTCTAAGTGACGAACCAGAATGGAATTCTGGTATGGATGGGGACGGGAATGTAACTGACATGTCAAGATGTGGAGCATCTGTTGATCATCAGCTGTTCTCGGACAAGTGGGGATTAGGGACTCTTATGAACACAAATGGTCAATCCTATCAAATACGTAAGCTCGCTCGTATGAGTTTTCACTCATCCATGAATCACAAAGATCGTGCGCTCTATCACACATACAAAGAATTTGATAATGTCAAGGATTCACTTGGTCTGAGTGATTTGATTATTCACGCCGCAAAAACAACATATAAAAAATTTTCAGAATGCAAATTGACTCGTGGTAATGTAAGAATAGGAATCAAAGCAAACTGTGTATTCTTTGCGTGTAAAGAAAATGGGTACCCTAGAACGACCAAGGAAATTGCAGACGCGTTTGGTATAGACACTCACGATATGGGTAGAACAACCGAGCTTTTCAATGAAGTGTCCACCCCACAGAAGATAAATGTTACAAAACCAAGGGATGTTGTTATCCGCATAATGAATCACATAGATTTTGGGGATAACCGAAAGTTTTTCCAGCGCAAGATATTGGACGGGTGTAACAAAATGGAAACGTGTACCAAGCTCATGGGAAAGACACCCTCAGGTGTTGCAAGTGCTTTGGTATATATAGTACTCACACGTGAAGGGTTTAACATTTCCAAAAATGATGTGTGTAAAGCTGCTGATGTATCAATACCAACATTGAACAAGATTGAAAATATACTCAGAGCAGAAATGGCTTAAACAAAAGAATATCTAAAGTATAAATGAGCGGTAAGAAAATCTTCCTCAGTACCCCATGTTATGGTGGGTTATGCTTAGAGGCATATGCTGTGAGTATCCTCAATCTTCAGATTGCGTGTATCAGGAATAATATCCAACTCATGATTGATACGACTGAGAATGAGAGTCTTGTACACCGGGCTCGTAACATTTCAGTTGCTCGTTTTTTCCATAAAACCGACTGTGACTACTTTTTATTTGTAGATGCGGATATTCATTTTGAAGCAGATGCGGTTATGCGTCTTATCAACTCTGGACACGATTGCTCATGTGCGGTGTATCCAAAAAAGTGTGTCATGTGGGACCAGGTTGAAAACTCTATTAAAATGGGTGAAAACAAAGACCCGGCAAAGGTGTGCAGTTCTCTTGTTATGAATTTCAAGTATGCGAATACCCGTATAGAGAATGGATTTGCAGAGGTTCTTGATGGCCCAACCGGATTCTTGTTGTTTACACGTGATGTTGTTGGTAAAATGTATAAACAATACCCTGAACTAAACTGTGTGAATGATCACCAAAATCGCGACCTTGATGAGTATTGTGCAATTTTTGATTGTATGATTGACCCAGTGACGAAACGATACTTGTCAGAGGATTATGCATTCTGTCGCAGATGGCAACAGATGGGTGGTAAAATTTACGCGGATGTTCAGACAACCCTTGGACACGTTGGAAATTTGAGATTTTCGGGTAATATGTATACCCGTCTAAAGAAATAAACATCTGTAATGTAAATGCGAATCACCGTATGTATGATGTCGCGTAATAAAGCGGTATATGTTACAGGTTTACATATGATACTTCAACTCACCGCAAAGTGTATACAAAGTGGTCACCAGATTAATATAATTTTCGGACACGATTCACAGGGTCTTGCACAGGCTATTAAATCATCCGAGCGAATCCTTTGGGTTGAGTATGGTGCGTGCCTTGATGTAGAAAGTTTTGATCGTATATTTGACCCCAAGCTTGAACTCCTCATCTTCCCAGCGGTTAAGGAGGGTATAAATTGGACTGCTTTCAAGGAAAATATCAACAATGGGTCAAAAGAGCCAATCTCACAGGCTGGTCTTGATTTTGATACAGAGGTTGACAAGGAGATTGGTGACGGCATCTATACCGTAAAGAGTTCAACACCAGTTGTTTGGGTGTTTGATTGTAAAGCAGCTGATAAACTTCGTGACCGTAAAGGTGAAGGTGTCAAGATTCCTCGTGATATTCCAGATTTCGTAAAAAAATGTGTTGACAAAGGTGTCAAGGTTCATGCGTATACAAAGGCTAACGTACTGGTTCATTATACTCATGAGGCGATTGGTAACATTCTAGAGGCGGTTGGTATAACTACAAAACAGGGTTAAACATAATCCACGTGTAATTCACAATGGAGCAAGCAGCAAAAGAATTTATACATGCAGTATGGAAATCTAAAGATGTAAATACATTTCCCGGACCCCATCCAGTGTCTATAGAACGTAAACATTTACCACTTTTAAAGCAAAATGTGTACGTTGTATGCGAAAAAACTGACGGTATTCGTTTTATGTTGGTGTGTTTTGTGTTTGAAGGTAAAAAAGTAGCATTATTTGTAAACCGTGCATTTCAAATGAAACAGATTGGTGGTTTGTGCATCCCACGAAATACTATAGTGGAGGGTGAAATGGTTGATGACAAACTATTTATGATTTACGACGGAAACATGGTGAATGGAGTTGATATCCAAAACCTACCGTATACGGAGAGATTGCGTTCTATAGAACCAGTCACCAAGGGTCCATCCGTAAAAATAAAATTACACATGAAGACTGTATGGCCAATTTCAAGCATCGTTGAATTAGAAACTAGAAAATTTCCATACAAGACTGATGGGTATGTGTTTACACCTGAATACGAACCAGTTCGTATGGAGACGCATGAAACAATGTTCAAATGGAAGCCTCTTGATAGAATAACTGTTGATTTCAAAGTTATGAAGGTTCATGAACGTATAGGCTTGTATGTAAAAGATAGGGGATCGTATACATTTATACAAGACTTCCCACATAGAGAAGATCTCATTGGTAAAATTGTAGAGTGTTCATATTCAAGAGATTACTGGAATTTTATCAAGGTTCGGAATGATAAACCAGAGCCGAACAATCGCAGAACATATTATAGAACTTTGGTGAATATCAAGGAAGATATCCAGTTGAATGAATTCTTATAGAGAGTAGATGGCAATGTAGACAAATTCTGGGAAAGTAGGAACCTCTAGTACTTGTTCGTCATTTATAAGAAACCAACATTCATCCTTTTTCACAAAAGCCACGTAGTGACCAGCGTCCCGATGTCCAACGTGAACAATCACAGAAACGAGTTGTCTCCCTTTAAATTCGGTTGGAAGTTTTATTTTTTGTTGATTGAGAAATATACATGATACTATTTTAGGAAATTCAGTATAATTAACCTGTTTACAAGCGAATGTCCCAGTTTCATCACTTGTAATTATATACTCCACCTTTTCAAGTGACTCAAATAAATCCATCATATCACAAGGGGTCAATGGGTTGAACATGAGTGATCCAAATTTTTCAGTCTTGTGACTACTTTCAATTTTTGATGTAATGTCAATAGTCATTGTTCCATAAAAAACATTTGTATCTGCGTGCTTTTCAATTTTATCAATAATTGTCAACATTGCTTCATGAGCATCGTGTGGTATACCAAGTCTATATTCTGGTAAACATTCATGAAGACTCTTTAAATTATCACGATTTTTCAAAGAGTTTGTGACTATACAATTTCCAGTATAACTGGTTACATAGTCTGTAAATACACAACTCGCGTATAAAGACTGGACAACTGAATTCATATAACACGTGGCACCTAGATTCGGTAATCCGGTGGGTTGCATATTTAAAAGTATACATTTTTAAATCTATAAGTAACGAAATGTCTAGTAAAAAACTCTAACATTCTTCCCCATCCGCGGCTTCTTGCTATATCTGCTATACTTCTTCTTGTTCTTCTCATCCATATAAAAGTATTTGATTCGCGGAGATGTGTACAATCCTTCTACAATTGCGTCATAGATGGTGTCGTCATCAAACCCATCTTCGCGCAGGACATTGAATGTAATCTGCGTATCCCGCAATTCGTTCATGATTGCTCGCCCCAAAACTGATTGCATGAACCGAGGTGCATTTATATTCTTAAAGTCGTCAATAATCTCATCAAATAGAGTCTCAATGACTGATCCATCTGATTGGTTCGCCTTTTCATCCATCCAGTTCGTCTTGGACATTCCACGGAAATAAAGCTTCCCGCGGCACATGGGGCAGTCGTCACCCTTGAGATACCATTCTTTTATACACTTGGTATGAAAGGTGTGGTTGCACAGGAGTTTTGTATTGGCACACTGGGAGCAGTCGTTCAGGCAAATTGAGCAGTCCATTGTTGAATAAGTTGTATTATACATAATCAGTTGTGACACTTGTAAACATTTTTTTAATTGTTAAGAAGCATAAGTAGACGAGTACATTTTTGAGGATCAACTCCCCATGTCGCCAGATCGTATTCAATATCAACTCGTAGTGCATGAGTCACCTCATTCACACCAAATTCTAGTTCATAATCAAGTAAATCATCAATAGCCTGTGATGTCCATACCCTTTTTGCATTTAGTTCTGACAGACGCCCAACTCGTGTAGGTTTAGGCAATAGGATAGGCCTATTGGGATAAGACCACCTTGATATATATCCGTCAAGCATTTTTCCGTGTATAGATGTATCTAAACAACCTACGACACATCTTGACATTTTTTTCTAACGCAATCATAAAATGTTTATTCAGGAGGAGAAGAAGATTGATAAACTTCGTTGGGCTGCTTTTATAATTGCATGCTGTGGATTTGCATTTCAGATTTTTGTTTTGTATCCGTGGCATCTTGAGTTATCTAAAGAATTTTCTGTACTGACAGCTCTGGTGAAGAAATCACTTTAAGAATTTTAACTTGTATATAGTTTGAGCCAATAAACCTAAAATCTCATCCTGGATATTACGCAATGGCCCAGCCTTGGCAAGTTTTAATTTCAATACTGATGAATATAATTTCATAAAGTATGGAAGAGCACTCTTGGCTGAGTTTGTATTTCTATTCTGAATCTTGACCAAACGTTTGGATAACCCTTGGTATGTTTCAGCATATGAATCGGTCAAATCTGGGATGTTGTTATAATAATCCTCAAGTGCCTTGTGTGCCGCGTATGAGCGTGTACGCAAATGGAACTCATGTGCTCTTATACGTGAAGCCATGAGAAGACCGAGAAATTTACCGACATCTGCTGACATTAATATATAACCATATAATAAATGTGGAGCATACTTGGTATGTCCTGTGCCGAATTGGGTGCAAACTATTGTATAAAGAGATATGCTGAATCTGAAAAGAAGATGCTTCTTTTACTCGGAGTTTTGTTATATATGATTATGGTGTACATGCTCATCAAATCATTTAGGTCTACAAATCATATGATGCATGTAAACACCATATGGCAAGGAGTTGTTGTGATTCTCGGAGCTCTTTTTGGATTTTTTATACTCGGCGAACGGTTCGAACACCCTGTTCAATACATGGGTATATTTCTAGGTGTTTTGGCAGTTATATGTGTAAATTACAAGGGTGCTAAATATTTTGAGAAGCAAACCTGAGAATATCAGGTGTCCTGTCACCGGTGTATTCAATGCTACGAGTAATACCGATATCCTTTGAAGACTCTATATCGGCACCTATATACATAATCTCAAGTGATGAAGCTTTGATCAGGGTTTTGATCATAGCATGAGAATACATCTTACTAGAGTTTTCAAACCCATCAGTCATGATTACAAATTTACCAGTTTTATACTTTGTTATAATTTCACCCATTGAATCATACAATGACGTATTTCCACCAGGGTTATAATCATCCCGGGTAAATGTACTCACCTCTGTAATTGGTTTATTCGTGAAAACCTCCTGACACGTGTCGCTAAATTGATACAATGAAAACGTAGAGTCTGGGTACCTAGTTTTTATACCATCTACAAACGAATTGAGACCGCCAATTGTATCGTCAATCCGAACGTGCATTGAACCGGACTTGTCAAGAAGGAGAATTATTTGTTGCGCCATTTATAAAACTATGGTTTATTTTTTTAAATATTTTTTACCAATCCATCTCTGATCAGATTTGAAAACGCGGGACGCTGAAGGTGCTGTCCGTTTTGTAAGAGTTGATACAGCTCCAAGTTTACGGAATATTGTAATTGGCTTTACACCTGATCTCATGACTGACCCGAGAGCTCTGTGTCTAGATAACATGGTTTTAGATGAAACACTCTTGTATCCAAATTTTGATAAACTTCCACTTTTCAGAGGGCCTATAAGATGTGGACTTTTACCACGTTTACCCATATTACGAACCATATGACTCGGTACATAAACACCTTTACGTGTAGTATATGCCGACCGACGTATGAATCCCATTTTAATAGTGTGTTAGAAAAAAAAACTCAATTATGCCCACGAATAAAATCAATAATAGAGTCACATACGTAATCAACATCTTCAAATGACATACCATGATGACATCCGAGAAGAAATCCATTTTTCATAATTGCATCGGCATTTTCGTATACATTGAAAAATTGTCTGAATGCTGGATGACGCGTTATATTTCCCGAAAATGTGACGCGTGTTTGTATATTACGATTCTCTAGATATGTGAGCAACTCGAGACGATTTTTGTATTGAAGAGGAATTGCTAACCAATTTGGTTCATATGTATCATCTGGTAGTATAATATCGTTTACATCTTTGAGCCTTTCCAAATATAACTTGAAATTTGCGCGCCGTGTCTCTTTGAATGTGTCAAACTTTTCAAGTTGGACAAGTCCAAAAGCTGCATTTACTTCACTGCTCTTGAAATTATAGCCCAAACATCCGTATAAAAATTTATAATCATATGGAATTCCATCAACCATTTGATTAAATCGGTCACCCATTTGTTCTGAATTGTCACCTATACGACCCCAATCCCTAAACATTGTAGCTCTTTTAAGTTGTTGTTCATTATTAAACATAACCATACCACCACTTCCACATGCCGTGATAATATGACTTGCGTAGAAACTTGTAGTTGAAATATCTGTATACGGTGTATGTGTTATAGTATCAGCTGAATCTTCAATCAGAATCACATGTGGTGGAACAACTTTACGAATCGTCGCCCAATCAGGGGTGTTACCAATCAAATTTGGTAGCATAACAACACGAGTATTTTCATTCACGTATCCCATAATCTGTTCAATTGAAGGTACATATGTATTTAGCACAACATCACAGAATACTGGTTTAAGACCCAATTGAACAATAGGTGCAACTGTTGTAGCGAATGTACATGCAGGTGTAATCACTTCAGAATCAGGGGGTAAATCCAGACTAGCAATCGCCAACATACAAGCACTTGAACCCGAGTTTACAAATAAACCATATTTTTTACCGAATATATTCGATACTTTATTTTCAAATTCAACTGTTTTAGGACCAAACCCCGCTAGCCATCCATCATGTAGACAGTTGGTTACCGCATCAATCTCCTCCTGACCATATGATTCAAATTTATTTGGGGCATACCATACTTTTTTAGCATTCATTTAAAAGATAAACGCGTTTATCTTTTAAATGAAAATTCTTGTAACTGGTGGGTTAGGATTTATAGGATCTAATTTTATTAATCTACACCTTAAAAAGTATCCAAATGATTTCATAGTAAATTTAGATCGAAACGATTATTGTTCCAATATACATAATGTAAACCAATGTGATAATTATAAACTTTTTATAGGTGATATATGTAACAAGGATTTGGTTTTACAAATACTCAATGATTACAATATTAATATAGTATATCATTTTGCGGCACAGAGTCATGTTGATAATTCGTTTGGAAACTCTTTGCAATTTACAATTGATAATATACTGGGAACTCACACACTTTTAGAGTGTTGTCATTTATATGGTAAATTGATAAAATTTATACACATGTCAACCGATGAGGTGTATGGTGAGGTTGACATTAACCATAAAGGATGTATAGAAAAGTCAATTCTAAATCCAACAAATCCATATTCAGCCACTAAAGCTGGAGCAGAATCTCTAGTACATTCATATCATTATTCATTTAAACTTCCAGTTGTAATCTGTCGTTGTAATAATGTATATGGACCCAACCAATATTATGAGAAACTCATTCCTAAATTTATAAAACAATTGCACGATAATGAAAAGTGTACAGTTCATGGAATGGGGCAATCAAGAAGAAATTTTATACACATAGATGATGTATGTAACGCAATTGATATAATATCAAAGAGAGGTAAAATAAATCACGTATATAATATTGGTTCAACAAATGAATATAGTGTTTTGGAAATATTGGAAAAGCTTGTGAATGTGATAAAAAAAGGTGAAGATTTTACAAATTGGATTGAATTTGTAGATGATAGACATTACAATGATTTCAGATATGCAGTTGATTCAACTAGTTTGAAAAACCTTGGTTGGGTAGAATGTAAAGATTTCGATACCAGTCTAATTGACTTAATTAAGGGTTTTATGTGATGTATATATAATGACATCGTTTCAAGAATTGAGTGATTTGGTATTTGAGGTTCGTGAAAAACTATCAGATGAAGAGTATAAAAAACTTATGGAGGTGACTACAACTGTATTTACACTGAAAAAATCAAAATTTTATGAGATTACCCACCTTGAACCAAGATTTGAATGGGTTGAATATGATGCAGACGATGAGGATGAGGATGATTGTGATTATTATAAAATTGTCATGTCACCAGTCAAAGTTATTCTCAGGTGTGGAGATTTTTACAGTGAAAATATATTCGAAGAGCATATACCAAATGAACTATCTAAGCACGGATACGCCGAACTTAAACGTGAAATAGAAACCCATGATCTTCTCAATTGTACAACAGATGAAGAAATTCGCAATCTGTCGTACCATGTTATAGCCATTAAACGAATTGATGAATAAAACTATTCGTATATTATAAATGAGTGACAGTTTTGGTAAAATTGTAGTTGGTGGGAAGGCTACTATAATAACTGTATTATTAGCATTTAGTCTGGTGAATGCCCACAAGACATATGTTGATGAACATCCACGAAAATTTTTATTAGACTCTCTTTTTTCAGGGGTGGTTGGTGGAGCATCTTCTGTATTAATGTGTTTTACTAGAGGTGTACCAGAATTAGCAATCACGTATGGACTTGTTGGTATGTTATTCTTCTTTTTTTATAATGTGTGTCGTGAATTTTCAGGATATTTTGCATTTCTGGGTCTTGAAAAAACAACTGCACAAGAAGAACGTGAATACAAAATATTAAAATATCCAATCGTCATCATAGCTGGAATAGCAATCATATCAGTTGTATATTTCGCTATATTGGCGCGTATACCACCTGACATGTCATTTGGTATATTACATAATTTACCAAATTCACTCGCGTTTATAATTGAAATGCTAATTATTGTTGGTATGTTTACAGCAAGTGATACATTTATTGGATATAATCACGGTGAAAGGCCACAGGTGGCGGCTATATCATCCGCAGCTACATTTACACTTGTACATATACTTTTACAATTTGGTGGGTTTTATAATACTATATATCAGTAAAAACTTCGCTACATTCGTCGGAAATAAAACATTTTTATATAATAAATGGGTGGTTCCATGATACAATTGCTTGCCTATGGAGCCCAGGATGTTTATATTACCGGTTCACCACAGGTTACGTATTTCAAAGCTATATATAAAAGATATAGCAACTTTGCAATGGAATTTTACAAGAATAATATAAATGATGCACCAAATAATGGTTCAACTTTACGTATACCCGTGACTCGTTATGGTGACTTGATTGGTCAGATGTTTTTTGAGCTCCCAGTTAACATGTCCATTCTAGCAAACTACACAACAACCGGCAGTACACCCGATGTATGCTGGCTCGCTGAGCGTGCATTCGCATCTATTGAGCTGCAGATTGGTAATATCACCATAGATAAGCACTATAAACATTGGTGGAGAATATACTCTGAGGTGTTTATGGATAACAACACCCGTAACAAATACGATAAACTCACAACATGCCTGGCACCTTCAAGCACAACAACCCCTCAGGTTGTCTATCTACCCCTCCATTTTTTCTTTAATCGCAACCCAGGTTTGTTCATCCCGCTGATTGCTCTCCAGTTCCACGAGGTTAATATTATAGCAACATGCTCACCAGACTATAATACATTCTTCAATACAGCCATACGCCCAATTCTGTGGGTAAACTATGTATTACTTGATGCAGATGAGCGTAGACGATTCTCATCAACTCCACATGAATACCTTATAGAACAGGTTCAGCATACTAAGGATGTTGTTCCACCAAATAATGGTCGTATACGTGTAAAATTATCAAACCCAGTCAAGGAGCTCATATGGATGTATCCCAATCAGGCAACAACTTACAACTCTCACTGGGATTACAGCGTGTACCCAAACTTTGTTGAGTTGACAAACAACCCACAGGTTGCTTCAACTGACCCACACAAGGTTGGTTGCCCAGCATTTTCCGCAAATAACATTCCATGGACTGAGGAGGGTGATATCGTTTATAATACAACCCCTTCCAACATTTCACCGGTATTTTCTTATGGATACACGCTTGGTGACTTATTCTCTGGAAATTATGTAAATGCAAATCTCAAATCTAATGTCATTTCTAATAATATTCCATGCTTCCTCATAACCTCAAGCGATGTGATTACATATACTTTATCAAATGGTTCTAAAACAATTACCAACACCATAGCCGCATTAACCACTGGCGCTAAATCAAACGCATCTGTATTAACTGACTTTACCACCAAGTTACAGACGAGTATGAATGCAATCACAAACACGCAGCTTTTCCCATATGTGTTTGCAAATACAATCGTGTCAGTTCCAGATTCAAATCAGCTCATAACTGGACTTGGTAAAGTTATGATTAACATTAGTAACATATGGCATACAACTGCAAATCTGCAATATGCTAATGTTCTCACTTTATCATTCGGTGGAGCTGGTGCGACAAAGCTTGGGTATATAGCTTCCAAAGTATACTCAAATACACTCGCGACTCAGCGTGTACAGGATGCTGTAACCGTTTACATGTATGGATTCTCAAATACCACTGGTGCTGCATACCTTACAGCCGCTAATATTACATCAACCAACCAGATTAATCCCGGATATTCTATTGGTTCAGGTACTTTACCATCAAATTACGGAACTATACCAGCCGCTGGTGTTACACTGACATCTGCTTCAAGCTCGCTTGGAATTGATTTACTTTCCGCAACCGGTACATATACTCGCTATACGAATGTTTTACCAAGTGTGACTATGACTATATCACAGCTTGCAAGTAATTTACAGATTGGTGTTTCAAATATATTGGCACAGGGAAGCGCGGGTGCACCAGGAACACGTGTGAATCAGCCAACATTTGCAAATGCAACTGTTACAGTTTCATCTACAGATTTATCAACTACTATATCCGGAATAGTTACACCCACTACTCTGGTTACATCAGCACCATTTATTCTTGATGACTACACCACAACTGTAAATTACAATCCCACGTGTTCACCTGCACCACTCCAGAGTTTAAAGACATATTTCAATGGACAGGAGAGATTTACACACGATGCAAAATTCCTGAATCAGATGCAGCCATATTACCATAACGATGGTAACCCATATCCAGGTATCTACTGCTACTCATTCGGTTTGAAACCCGGTGAGTATGCCCCATCCGGAACATGTAATTTCTCTCGTATAGATAGTTTTGAGATTGTACCCACAATGAAACCTGTACCAACTGGAAGTGTCACGAATAATAATTTACAATACCTTTACGCCGTAAACTATAATATTCTACGCATCCAGGGCGGAATGGCCGGATTAGCATTCGTTTAAAATGCGAAGACCTTCGGTAAGACTTGTTTCCGGTTTCCAAAATTTCAAAATATAAGTGTCTGGTTCATTTTTAGACTGTAAATCTGATTTTACATCTGAAATTTCTATATTAGGTGAAATCATTTTAGCTAGATTGTATATAGAAACCCATTCAAAACTTGAAATATCTACACTTTTTTTATCAATCTTCTCAAAATTATTCATCATAGATATTAAACATTTTGCACAGTCATCTGTATATAAAAACTGACGTTCCTCTGTTCCATCTGTTAGAATTTTTATTTTATTGGACGTTTTAAACTGGTGTATAAAATCTGGTATAACATGTGATTTGTTATTTATTTCCTCTGGTCCATAAATGTTCCAAAATCTTACGGATATACCATTCAAATTATTGGTATAATGTTCACCAATTCGTTTCAGTGTTCCATATGGATTGTACATATTTTGCATTTGACTTGAAGCAAATATAAATGGAACGTTTGAATTTTCAATTGATTTGAATGTATTCATCATCAATTTTAGATTATTATCTATAAAATCATTTGCAGTGTTGGCTATATATTTAGAACCACCGACATCATACGCCATGAAAAATATAAAATCAACATCCCATGTATATATATTTTTAGTCAAATCTTGACTATCATTTAATTTTATATCAAAACTTTCAACATCATGTCCATTTATTTTTAGCCATTTAACAAGTGATTTACCAACGACACCTTCCGATCCCAAAACTAATACTTTCATCTAAAGATAATAATAATTTTATCTTTAGATGTTTAGACCAAAAAATGGACATGGTTTAGGTAACATATTGATGCAGTTGTGTCAAGTAAATATAGTGAGTGACAAAATTTATGATGGAAATAGAGGAAAATTTATAAAAGTACATATGTGTATTGTTAAAGATGATACAGGAGATGTAGATATTATAGAACCAAATTTATATATAACTCCACGAGTACATAAAAATATAAAACATCTCATAGAACCAACCGACTATGCTAAAATTTTTATAAAGAAATATATACATTTGCTAAATGGTGTAGAATTCGGAATACAGATTAGAAAAGGAGCACTTTCTTCAAATAAAGAAGTTGTAAAACATTCTTGTCAACATATAAATGAATCTGGATTACACAAATTCCATGAAATTGTAAAAATGACTGATAAAAATATTTTCATAGCCGCAGATTGCCTAGAGACGAAAAAAGAATTCAAAAGACTTTATGGAGATAGAATAAAATACATTGATGAAGAATGTGAATATATAGTAAATTCACTAAACGACGAACCATGGGTTTCATTTACTGAATTTTTTCTGTTGGGTAAATGTCCACATGTCTATATCACTGGTGGAAATCCGGATATGAGTGGATTTTCAACATTTGGTTATATGGCGTGTATGCATACACATACAAATTTCACACCAGTTTTTAATTAAAAATTATATATACGTATAATAAAATGGCAATTATTGTCATGTGTGCACAGCAACCACCTAGTGATGTTATTAAACGTCTCCGTAGACAATATGAGGGTCGCCGTCTTGATAGTATAAAACGTCTTCGCGAGTTTATAAGCAAAACTGCTACCGAGGAAGTTAATCACGTCAAGAGTATATTTGTACCATCAAAAAATAAACTCAATGTACAAATTATACCAGAGGATGATGAGTTTGATAAAGATTTTTAAAATACTGTATAATAATAGATTGATGAATATATTTAAACCAGTATTTATAGGAGTTGGATATATATCAAGGAGACCACCAAATAATAAAGCATCAATATATTTACGTGAAAGTTTTGAAAATTCTGGACCAACATATATTAAAATTGGACAATTTATAGCAAATCGTAAAGATATTTTCGGATATGAAATGTCTAGTACAATGGAAAAGTTACAGGATGGTGTCAAGCCAATCCCTTGGAATGTATTATCAAAAAGTATAGACACGGATGTTTTTGAATATATAGATGAAACACCACTGGCAACTGCATCAATATCACAGGTTCATCGCGCTACATACAAGGGAAAATCAGTTGTTTTGAAAATAAAGAAACCAAATATTCACACTGATATGATGAATGACATGTCTTCACTTAAATCTATTTTAAACATGATACCAGTTTTTTCAAACAAGCGACAGATTTTATATGAATTTGAAATTGCTCTTAATCAAGAGTTGGATTTTACACGGGAAGTTTGTAATATCCGAGAATTTAATGAAATGTATAAATTTTCGGATACGATTGTTACACCAACTGTATTTAGTGAAGTATGTACAGAAAATCTAATTGTCATGAGTTTTGTTCCCAAAACTTTACAATTAACATCATCGTATTCATGTACACTCATAAATATATTTATAGAACAATTGTTATATGAGGGTATTGTTCACGGTGATTTACATGCAGGTAATATAGGTTTGGATTCGGATGGTAAAATTATATTATATGATTTTGGAAACGTTATTAGGGTAAGTAAAAAGTATCGTCACTATATGCGCGAATTTGTATACTATTTACAAATAAAGGATAATATTCAGCTTATAAATACAATGAAACTGATGGGTATGAAGATAAAGGATGAAAAGACGACTGTTATTTTTATAGACAAATTTCTCAATTATATTGACACTCTTGATATGAAATCTTTTACGTTTAATCCAGACGAGATTCAAGATAAAGTTCCTATAATACTTGACAGGACTACATTCACACTACTCAGATCATACTCACTACTAGAAGGCTATTGTAAAAGACTTGATCCAAATCTTTCATATGATGACATATTGAGTCGTACAATTGAGATGTTGTATATGGATAGTGATTATATACAACATCGCGCAAGTAAAGATATAATGAAACTCATGTCCGCCAATTCTTCCCGCAATTAGAACAATTATGAAAATTAGTCATTGGTTCATCAGCTGATCTAGTCTGCAACTGATAATACGTCGTTTTAAAACTTTTACACTTGGAACATTGAAATATACCATCAGGTACATCTTCACGTTTAATCTTTTTCATTTCCAGATGTTTTTTCATATTTGCATATGGACCATTCGGGTATAATACATCTGGTGGATAATGCGCAAGTTCTGATGTTACCAATTCACCACTTTTAATTCTATCAATAATATGTGCATCTTCATTCTTGATAGTATGTATAATACCAAGAGCTATGCATTTATAAAGGCACATGAATGACCTATCTGAAAATGTGGGATCAGCATAGTGTTTACGAGATCTGATTGATGCGTTGAGTATACTTTTTTCAATATTTATACCCATGACGTCGTCACCAATAAGTGTTTGAATATTTTTACGAACATGCTCACGTAACACCTGTCCCATTTTTACTAATTGTATATATATTATAACTTTATACGTTTTAAAACATTTTTTTTTCATTTGTATATAGTAACATGAGTAAATATGTATATACCAATGAAAACGAGAATCTATTTATTTCAACAATCGCGTCAAAACACATGACGGATAAACTTACTGTTGTACAGCTAAAGGCCAAGGCAAAGAGTATGGGGTATGTTGTCCCCAAGGAGTATAAAAAGGCTAATTTGGTACGAGTGGTTACATCTGGTACCCATCTGAACAAA